ACCCTAGAAGCAGTACACCTTTGGAAAACTTCTTGATTGGTAATACCTGTGTCGAAACAGCAGAAAACTTCGTACAACATGTAAACAAAACAATCGAATTGAATTATGAAGCGTTAGGTCTATCTGCTACGCTTGCGCCAACTGTTGCTTACATAGATCCGTATCAATCATCTGATGAACATGCTCGTGTGTTACTATACGATGTAGCACATGACCGTGAGTTCATTGCGTTCCAAGACCTATGGATGCAAGTCCAAAGTAGCGCTGACGCCACTAAGATTGGAGCAGCGCCAAGTGGGACTACTGGTGCCATAGTACATGATGATGATAACTCAGGTTCGTCTTTAGATGTAGCATCAGGCTTCCCAAGCCAAAGCAAATACCTTACGGCTTCTACTAAGTCGCAGTTTATCGAAGCGGCGTATTCTCACAAGAGCACATGGAACGCTAGTACTGGCACTATATTGTCACCACACAGTCCCGATGTAGGTTCAAATTATACAACAAATGGCGCAATGCCTAGAACCAATGATGCAGTAATAAACTCAGATGATGCAGTATTGCTACATCAACAAATCGATAAAGATTCAAGAGAAGCCTCTACCTTCTTTGACACCCCTGACGGTACCCGTGCTATCCCTGCGTTCCTTGCTTTGAAGGGTATTCGCAGTTCAGCATTAGACCTAAGTGGGCATGAAGAAACCCGCCTGCAACACTTAGACCACTGGACTCAGATGGATTTCGTGCGCCGTTTGACAGTCGATCTTGGCGAGGTGGCACTAAGAGATGGTGTCACTAACATAGAATCTGCTGCACTTGAAGTTGTTAGACTAATCAACCAAGCCGGTGCTAAGAATGGTAGAACGCATGTCAAGAAAACTGCAGAACAGCACTTAGGTAAAAGCACAGGTTCTACTCACGACCCTGCGCCATTTTGGGATATCAAGAAAGGATTCTCTAGTCACGATAAGGGTAGCCACATGGGGTATGTCCGTGCTCACCTTGGTAGAGTTATGTTAGACTCTAATGGTAAAGAAGGTTTCTCTGTAGTCATACATTCTACAGTACCGGGTGCACAGGGGAGAAACTTCTGTGTTTGGTTAGACAACAGTCGTGCGCAGAGTCCTTATCGCCCACAGTATTTGATAGGGCATGGTGGCAGATTCCGTAACTATTGGTGCCAGCCTGACGAAATGACAGGTGAAAACATGCACCCTGCGCCTATGCCAATCAATAGATTTGGCAGACCGTTTGCACCAATCACTACCCTCAAAGAGTTCATACCGCCTGAAGAAACATTAGACTCGTTTGAAAACAATCTAAGTCTCGGTCCCGAAACTGTCGCTGGTTCTACACAAAAGACAGATGCATTCCGTGAAAACGCTTCGGGTAGAAACTCAAACACTGTCATCAACGAGTCGTTTGAAACGAAAAGCCCATCTTCTACAATGGTGGATGGACTCAGAATTGGAACTACTGCAAAGGCCCGCATTAACTTTGGTGGCTTGACACAGGCTGGTATTCCGGGCTGGGCACCTAATACTGGCAAATGGGGTATGGGTAGAGATGGAGAGGCTAGATTCAAAGCAATATATGGTAACGCATCTAACGCTGCTACCGCCATGTTAGGTAGCACGATTTATACAAGTAGCAATCCAACTGGTTACATTCCTGAAGAGCAAATGAAACCTGACAACATAGGTGACGGCAACCTATACGGATTTAGATTTACAGACCACATCGGCAACAATCATACTATCAGAATGGTGTACAAAGAATGTGACAAGCCATTTGGTAACGACTTAACAATGGTTCCACCTACATTTGACGAAGAGGTTGTAATTTACTTTGATGACAAAGATGTAGCACAGGGTGGATTTACAATTGGTAAACATATGGTTGGTACAGGTGAAGTGTGCGGTGAAAAAAGTGGAGGTACTGCTAAGCCATACAAAGGTAACCTTTGGAATAACTATCCTTCGCCGTCTGTGGGAATACATGCAACTTGTAACAAGTCTGCTGGTACAGGGGTTACATTAGATGTCACCCTTACTGCACCTTACAGCACAGGAGATACACTAACTCACCCTGATGTATTGGGCTATCTTGGATTCCCTGAGTCGGGAGTGTTGCAATTAACAGATGATGCCGGTACCAGTGGCGACCAAGGAATTACAATTCATTACACCAGCCGATCTCATTACGACCACGATGGTGATACTGGTGCATCTAACAAGCACTACTTCTATGGCTGTACAGGTGGTCGTGCTATAACTGGTAATGAGGGGTTGTTAATCAGTCCAAGAATCAACTTCACAAGCGTACTCACTGACGAAGTAATTGCAGCGGCAGTTGAGTTTGCTATGAATGCTGACCCAACAAAAGATGGCAACTACTTTGACTGTACGCATATGTTTGCACCTGATGGCAAGACGCTTGCAGAATGGGGAGTTAGCCCTAAAGCAATCAAAGTTAGGTCTAATGCTAAAGCCAAAACACCACTCAACAAATTGTTTGAGGTGTCGAGAGGCAAAGATTGGGGATTAGTTGAGGGTGCAAGTAGTGACGCCGTTGTTTCAACGAAGCACACTGGTGGACTTAGTGACAGTGAAAGGGATGACGGTACACGATTAGATGTGGGTTATATCCCTGAAACCGTATTACACATTACCACTCGCTATAGAGGGACTAACGCTAATACTGCCACTCCTATACTAGTCGATAATCAAAACAACCCTGTTGATGCATCGACATGGCAAAGAAACCTTCGTGGTGACAATTACACTAGCATAGCGGGCGACCATATCATTCCAAAGGTTGATAGCCCTATGATTCTATTGAGTGCTGACAGTGGTACCGAACTAACCACCCATAGCAACAGTTACTTGTACTCAATATGCGTACCGGGTTCCGACAACGCACAGGCTTGGGGCGAGCGATTTACAATTTGGTGGGGTTCAGAGGAGTATGCAGAAGTCGTTAGTAAACCCGGTGCGGCAGTTGAAACCAAACTTACTTACGGAGCGGCTACAGGTGTTAGCGCTAATTTTGCATCATATTGTGGAAACACAGATATTTTGATGCGAAACGGTGATGTCAAAAACGGAATGAAAACCGATGGAGTCCGTAGGGCTGGAAGCAAAATGTCCAGCCCATTCCTTTACTTTAGAGGCGGCAGAGATAGCCCGGACCACTGGGTACCGTTGTACTTTGGTGGTGGCTTCAGCGGAGTAGTCATGGATGTAAATGACGGCACTCAGAATGATTATGGCGATTTCTATACGCACCCTTATGCTGGTGGCCCAACAGGTTCTGCCGGACTACAAAATGTCGGAGAAATCGCTGGCTCTTATGCTCTCCTTGATACTAACGCCATGCTGGCTATGTTTCCCGGTACACCATACTTAGACGACCATAAAGGGAAAAACAACCCGCCTCTATTCAACCAAGATGGCATTTTGCCGTTTGATATGGCTAAAGGTGCAAATAGCAAAGCCACGGGTACGACTTACACTGACAGTACAAATACAGTTTCTGTAAACTTACCAAGCCCTATCATACTACGGTTTGCTCACCCACACGCTAGGTACACTTCTTCAGGAGATACTAACGACCAAACTATCTACATGGTGTTTGGTCCCGGCCAAGCCTTCCCTCACAACAGTGCTACATTTGAGCCGCAAGGATCGAACATAGTAACTACAGGTAACGGGTACAGTGCCGTGCCAATTTACACAACGGGTGACTCTCCGTCATTCTTACCAAATCAATTGGCAAATGGACACGACACTTTAAGTGGATTCAACAGAACTTTGGCTGCATCTGCTCATTTACCAAGGACGACTTTCTTCCAAAAGAATAGACTTAGCGCTTTTAATTATGATATGAATTGGGAGCCAACTAAGGGATTCCCAAGTGTAGCAGTACACGCAAGCAGTGGAGATAGTTTTGCACAAACATATGATAGGGCGTTCTATTATGAAGGTTCAGACTTTACTTCTCCGCATCTGACATTCCCGCCAACAGCGCATCCTTTCAATCACGCATTCACCGATTTGGCTGGCAATACTTTACAGAGTGCTTCGCATGCTGCTACAAAGAAAGCGTTTGCAATTTGGCACATGGATGGAGGTTATCATCCGGGCGGTCATTTCCTTGATAACCATGTAAATCTAAATCCAAAGCACCCAATTGAAAATGGTAGATTAGCCACAGGTGGTACTAACAAACACAATGTGTCTGCATTTAGGCCATGCGGGTTGTTAGCGGAGGCTTATGTCGCAGCATATGGCTCTGCAGACGACCAAGTGAGCGACCAAAACATAGTGTTAATTGATGCTACCCGTGTACAAAACGCAGAAGAGTTAGGGGCGGTTATCAGCGCATCTATCAATACATTCCCCGGCAAAGACCCTCTCAAGGCTATTGGTGGTACATTCTTGCCATCTATGCAAAACGCACACAAGCAGGACAGGTACGGTTGGGTAGAACTTGCAGTAAATCAGTATACTGCTCAATCAGGAGGCACTGCTGCTTCTGTTAGGGTAACTAGTGTGGCAACCACGCTTCCTGATTACGGTTGGCTTAGGTTTAGTGATGGGACAAACTCAGGTTATGCACCTTACATTAGTCAATCGATAAGTGCACCTAATACTACATTTACACTCGGTAAAAGTCCAGCCCTTAGTACCCCTTCCGTCATAGCGATTGCAGCGCCGGGAAGTGCTGGATATTCTACAGCAGCAGGTTTACCTACAACTGGAGGTTCCGGTACTGGCTTGACTGTGGAAATAACATCAGTGAGTGCAGGTCGAGTCACAGGTGTCGCAATCACTAATGCAGGCTCAGGCTATGTAGCAGGAGAACTGGTGATTATTGAACAAGGTGGCTCTTCAGGCGATGCTAGAGTTTCAATCAATACTGTCATTGCTAACTCTAATGTAACCGACCCTACAAACATGAGGGATTTGACGATAGACAATACTTACAAGGCGTATGTTTGGACTAAAGCCGGTACGCATAGGCACAATAACGACAACTCTGTAACTGCACGAGATCACATGTGTCAAGTACACTACAATGGGCTAATTGATGCAATAGACAGAACCAAGCCAATCGGCGCAGTGGGTTGGGCGGGTGAAGCCTATTCCTATCTCAATTCTTACACAGGCACTCAGATAGGCTCAGGAGTCTACCCTGCCGGACTTGGCGCTTGGCATCCGTTCCTTGGGTTCAATCCGTATGGTGCTGCTGAAACTTGTTTAGCATCGTCTGCCCCTGTGGGCACTGGTGATACTGCTACGGCAACTTTCTCCGATTATTGCGTAAACGGTTTATCTTCAAGGCACCTCATCGCAATCACAAATGAAAGTGAATTGCCACTCATTGCTAAAGCAGACAGAGATGGTATACTTTGTTCAGGCGATTGGCTGATGGCAAAGGAAAATGGTAACATTTTACACGCTGGTACAATTCAATGGGACACAGGTAAAGTGCACAACAAATCGAGATATGTTGCTTACGCTAACGCTGGGCCTCGTGTAGAAGCACAGATGCACACTGGTTTCACTAGACCGTTTGACAATACAGATTATCCGGCAACTAATGCTGTTCCGTCAGATGCAGAATGGCATCGTACAATACAATCGGGTGACATGGTACAGGCCAACGCTTGTTTACACCCTACTGGTGATTTGTATTGGGATGAGAGTATAGTCAAAGGTTCTAACTTCCACGAGGACTTTGGTACATATGGAGTAGAATGTATTGGTAATAGTGGTATAAAGGACTACCTAAATCCTGCAGCAGCAACCACTGCTATGCCTCACCCCGGATTGTTTGGTTATTATCAAAAGCGAAGTGCTGCTCGTAACTTCTCGGCTGAACATGTAGTTTGGAAGCGCATGGATGGCGGTAGCCTAACTATGCCTGCCGCTAATGCTAGAGGGTTAGGGGCTGTTCCATGGGTGAAGCGAAAGGACGGCGGTTCGTACAAGTTAGTGGGTGAAAAGGTATTAGGTAATGTTAGGTTTAGTTTTGAATCTACAAACTCTGCAATGTTCCCTGTTATACAAGCGCAGGAATTGGCGCACCCGCAGTTGGCAGAACAGCATCCAATAGAAATCAAGAATGCGTTGATGATTCCAAACGAAGAGATGCAATTCCAAAGCATGACAGTTGTAGACGACACGGGTCAAGAGCACAGACTAGAAGGTGGCTCTCCGTTAGGTACAGTTATTATGGACTTTAGACATGTTAGTGATAGAGAAATACAAGGTCTAGCCCCAGCATTGGCAGGTACAGGTGTTTCCCCTAACATGAAGATTAGGCTACCTAATCCTGATGAAATACCGGGCAACATAATTGTCAGACCCGGATTCGATCGCATTCAAGCCTATCAGAATGAAACTATTGGTTCAGGTGGCCTTCAGCACCCATCGCAACCAGTACAGCACATTAAGGAAATATTCGACAATACATACGCAGGTCCTCGCCTTTGGCCTACTTGGGAGAATAATGGTTGGGAGCATTTGAGTCAAGACTTGACAGATGTATCTATTGATAAGCATGAACATAGACTTAATTTCCCTGCTTCTACATCTGAAGGTTGGTTAGACCATACAGATAACAAGCCATTGACTACATCTTATGAGCCACACGACAGAAGCCTGTACTTCCATGTAACGAAGATGGGTGTGAGTATGACTCACAGAGATGATGTCGATGAATTGACATACAGTAGTTATAGTGGTACAGAAATAACTGTAACTTCTACTCCTGAAACTGCCACTTGGACTGATTCAAATGAATTAAGTGGCGGTAGATATTTCCTCAGAGTTTATGACCCAACAACTGACAAAGGTGTAATTGCCTCTTATACGGGTGTAGGGACTAACAAGTTTACAGGTGTAGTTTACAGTCCTGATTTTGTAGAGTTTGTTACAGGTAAAACTGGCCTCAAGGTTGTACCAAGTTACTACATGCCTGCCGGTAGCACTCGTATATTCGCATCCCGTAGATTGCGGGACCATAGTGAATACAGTGGTGCAAGTCCTGACATGAAGATTACAGATTGGTTCACACTGTACGGCGCTTTACCTGCAAATACAGGTGCCATGTCTAGGCCATCAACGGCACATACTAATATTGTCAAGCCAAAGATGACACCTATGCCTGTCCCAAGAATGGGGCACCATTATGTCAATCCAACTATGGCTTTGATGCCGGGTCATTATGCTCACCCTGCATACCAAAGATTGTATCAGTTGAATCAAAGTTGTAGAACTTCTAACAATTCACCTGCAATCGATAGTTTGATTGGTACAAATGAAGGTACGAGAACCAGTGCAACTGCAACTACAACTACGCACGAACCGGGTCGTGACCCTTACATTTACTTCTCAGGACCAACTGCTGCGTTCTCTCCATCTGACATACACGGTGGAGGATTTACACTATTGACTGAAACTAAAGTCAAGTACGAGGGCTATGGTATAGCGGCATCAGTGGGTGATGCAGGTAGCAAGAATGCTGCTGGCGGACACGAATTAGTATTAGAGGCGGCTGGTACATACACACTCAATAACCACTTCCCCGATCCGATGGAAGTCGGTGCTTATCAAATTGTGATACAGCCGAATGTGTTTGCGCAGCAACTCAAAGGTTTCCATTTGAACCACAGTGATGCTGCTAAGGCACCTTCTGAAAGCGGAGACAAAGTTACTGAATTGACTGGGCAACAAGTAAACACCGTAATTGCAATTGAACAAGATATTAGCACAAATGGAGCACACACACTCATTTTGTCTGAAGCAATTATGGCTGATGTACGAGGTTGTGAAGTAATTATCAATGAAGTCATACTCGACATAGAGCCGGATTCCGGTAGCCATTTTGCAAATATCCCCTCTTTAGGTCTTTACAACCCGTTAGGTGTACAGGAAACTACATCTCCTTCACTGAGTCGAAGAAGCCTACCTTACAAGCCGGGAATGTTTAGTAGTGCTACTCCGGGCTACACAGTTACAATTCCTTGGTGGGGTATTTTGCACAAAGACGGTGCTACTGCTAGCGGCGCTAACAAGTTCAAGCACTTAGAGTGGCACAAGCCTGACAACTACTACGAGTTCTGCAGAATGTCTTATGGTTGCGTGGGCGCACAGATTACAATTGCTGGATATCCTACATCATTCATGGATATTTACGAAGTACACAGGCGCAATAGAAGCCTAAATCCAACTTGTGTCGTGCTCGCTACTAACAGCGGAGGCTCTACAATCACAGTCGATAATAACGACTTATTCCCTGTCGATCCGTATTATGGTGAACAGTTGGAATACACTAAGAATGGAATAACATACACTGCTACTTATGGCAACCGCACAGGTACTTTGGCACACGCTACTTTGGGTGTATCTACTACATTTGAGAGTGTGACAGGTAGTGCAGAGTTTTGGGCAAATCTTGCAGCAAACGCTGTTTTGAAATTGACTAGACCTTACAACACATACGCTTCTGATAGCATTTACACAGATGTCAAATCCAGCATAGCGACTAGACTCTTCCCTCCAAAGCAATTGGAAGAGAGATTTGGTAAATCATTAGTTGATGGTACAGGTGACACAAACAGCCTACACTTACCTGACGCATATCTTTGTATGTGGCATCCAAATCTAGGTAGACCGTTTACTTGGTACAGTGACACTGCTACAGGTGGCACTCGTAACTTCTACGACAAGACCGGAGTGGCAGATACCCCTATAGACAAAAAGCCTTACAACCATTTGCCTGAGTTCTTTGAAACTATACATTATCACGACTTCAACTATGTCGCTAGCAAGGGTCCGTTTGGCTTTGCTATGAAGTGGGTAGCGCCGCCTCACGACCATGACAATGATGGCGGTACAGCACTAAGTCACGATGGATCGATATACACTGCTGCACAAATAGATGCACTTGTCGATGGTTCCGGTACTCTAAATCACCAAGGTGGTACAGATAGTTCAGAGAAGTATAACTTTGCAGGCTTTTGGCCGGGTGGTTCGCACGGTGGTGGCGCAGTAAGTCGTTTAGAATCTTATGCAACAGCATTGATTGGCTGGGGCGGCGAAACACATGGAATGGAATGTGGTGGATTTGACGACAACACTGGAGTTAGAACTAGAACATACGCAGAGATGACATCAGCATCAGCATACGCTCGCAATTACTGCTTCGGTTATAGATTTGGAATAAGACAGGCATACAATAGACCACGCTGGGCTAACTATGTCAGAGGTTGGTTAGAAGTGGCTAATGCAAACGCCCTGTTAGGTTACTACCATGGGCCATTTGTACAGCAAGACACCAAGTCAAACGGATGGGATTATGTCGGTACGGACACTGGCTCTCAATCAGACATAACATTCAATGCTACTTACATAGGAATACTTGAGAGATTAACTCAAATCAGTGCACTGCTGAACCAAGACCAAATCGGGCGACAGGTCAGATACAGCGACGGTAGAAGAATGACTGAGCCGTTTGGTTGTGCTATCAGAACCATAAGAAATGCATCTACAGTCAGAAGAGAATATCCGGGCGACCATGCAGGTAAAGGCATTTCAGAATTAGCAAATGCGCATCGATACTACCTAGTGGATTGGTGGGGCAATACTCGTGGAGAAGATGTTCGCAGATTCCCTGTAAGAGGATTTGGTATCAGACCATCTTGGGACCCTGAAGATGCTTACAAAGACACCAATGTAACTCATAGACCAGCAGCACACGACTTGTTTGGTGGTGACGGAAATGACCGCTACAGTGGTAACGCTAACACTGCCAATAACGATGCAAGTAACATGGGCACTGCGGATTGGTTTAACCCAGCCAGCGCTATGCGTGTCGGTGACAGAGGAGATGGAAGAGGGGTTCGCTGGCCTACAGTATTCAATGAAAGTATGCTCATGGATGTTAGCGAAACACACGAGGCTACAGGCTTAGTCCTGTCTCATAGCACAGCCGAGCCTGCGTTTGGACAGGGATTAGTTAGGCCAAGTAACGAAATACTACAGCCAAGCGAAATAGATAGAGGTATTAGTGCAAGATTAGATTTGGCTGACGAAGATGGCTTGCTCAAGCCAAGTTCATCTGTCGGTGAAGGAGTAGAAACTGTAACTGCTGATACTAGATTAGTAGACCCTGTTGCTAGAGATGATATCCGAATGGGATTAGATGTAGATACTATCGCTGAACTCAATGATGGTGTCAGCAGAGAGTATGTTATCATGTCCACGGAAGCAGCAAGTTTGCACACTGACAGAGAAGTGGGACAGAGAACCAATCTAAGAGGAGCCATGACTGGTGGCAGTCGCACATTAGGTAATTTCGATCTGACTGCTCTAAACTTCAGCACCAATCCGGTTGCTGGAATTACAAGATTCTCCAATGCACACGCATACTGGCCTTTAGGTGGCACTTACATCATGGAATGGAGCAGACATTCAGGCGTATTAGATGTCAAGGGATGGGGGCAGACGGGTGTATCTACTTCGTCCAACCCATACCAAGATGCTAACCACGACCCTATTATACAGAATACTAATTTTACTGATTCTAAGATAGAGTTCTTGTATAGACCTGCTCAAGTATTGGACAGTAAACACATACAGTTCTTCAGACCTGCTCCTGTAATGAAGAGCAGTGCAGACCAAGTTGGCTCTAACTTCTATAGAGCGACAGCCGGAGGCAAATATGGACTGTTCACAAGTGACGCACCGGGTGCACTGACAGGTACTCCTAGCAGCCCACCATATGCACCTGTTTATTCGATTACACCCGGTTCTAGCACAACAGTACCTACAAGTCAAGGGCCTAAGATTGAGGGTGTCGATGTAACAGGATATGACAAGACTGACATCCGATCTCCGGTAGCAAGAGTAGTTATGTCTGAAAACACACTTGAGCACTTCAGAGCAGATGCAAGTCGCAAGTCTCCTGATGATGAAGAAGGCGATTACAATGTGCAGCCGAGGCACAGCCAAACACTACATCCAAAAGGTAGTGATGGGGATGCAAGTTATAATACAGGCGACCATAGCGGGGAGTGAGTGGCATGACACCAATGGATGAGGCTTGGATGATACTAAAGCGTCAGACTACGCTTGGTGAGTTCCACCCTGATATGCCAAGTCCTTATGGCCCTGTGATGTATTTTCATGGAACTAAGCAACATAGAGTGCCCTCTATTATGAGAGAAGGATTGAGGGCTAAAGATAAAAATGATTGGGGGGATGCGTTTCGGGGTGCATTTGTCACCCCTTCACTGAGCGGTGCACAGTATTATGGAAAACTTGATGTAGGTACTGCGAAACAACCCTCCTCTAAACCAGTGCTTATAGGTGTAAGACAAGGTGCAGGTACTCCTGAACCTTATTTTGGATTTGGAGATGAACACCTTGGGAGAACACCAAATAGTTACACTGCTCAGCGGATTTTTGAGGATGATTGGAGGTTTCCAAACAAAGTTCCTCCTCAATTCTTAACACATCTCCCCCCAACTGATAGTGAAATAAACGATGATGAATACCAATTCTCATCAATAATGCCACCATTTTATGTTAATGACAAACCTCCTTCTTTTGAAGGAGAGACTGTTAATACTTTCAATATGGATGAATGGCGACAAAAATGGGGTACTCAGAATACAGAGGGGTTGGAGTGAGGCGCATGACACCAATGGATGAGGCTTGGATGATACTGAAGCGTCAAACTACGCTTGGTGAGTTCCACCCTGATATGCCAAGCCCATACGGCCCTGTAACTATGATGCGACTACACCCTACCAAAGATTGGTATAAGCAACAAAAAAGGTTTGACCCTTTACCTAAAAACATACACCCTCCCTATGAAAGTTTGATTCAAACAGGACTACCTACAATAGACTCAGATAAAGAAACTCAGGATTGGGAGGATGATATTAGATTCGCACAAGAAAGCGGTGCTAAAATGGGCAGAGTAATACCTTTTGATTTGTCAAAACCCGGTACATGGGTGGCTCCTTACAAAGGTAATATAACTTCAGATTTGGGTCAGAATAGAAAATTGATAGGTATGAGAATACCAGTTGCTGAAACTAAGGGCCAATTTAGAAATCAAGGCTTAATAGGTGAAGGGGCAGAGGCTTACATTCAACAAAATATACCTCCTGAATTATTGGTAAGTTTACCACCAACAACTGAAATGAACACAGAAAACACTTGGGGTGATTTGGCTGGCACTAGGTAAGAATCTCGCAACTGGTCGTGCTGATGCAGCACAGGCTCCAATTATGAAAAGAATACGCAAGCCTAAGTTTGTAGATAATGGCGTCCGGCATGGAGAGTACACGAAACAACAAAGTGGATTCTTAGTAAAGGCACCCACATCCAGCGATTTCATGCCTACTCACGATCGAAAGTACTCTTTAATTGAAGAAGAAGATACTATTCGATTATTGCACAACACCAGTGACGGTCACAGGTACACTGGTGATATTTTCGTCAACGAAGAAAAGGTCAGTAAGGTAACCGACGCCACTTTACCTCCACTAATCATAGGTGCAGACAATCCCAACCAAGCATTAGTACCTGCTTCTATAGAAGCCAGCAACAAAGGCTCACGCTACCGCCTTGGAAATCTGAAAGGCTCAGAATTAAAACAAATTGGTTTTACTGACAAAAAGGTACGGATTGGACAGAAAGCAAATGTCGGCTTGCGTACTACTGATTTAGTCGGCAGGCTAGCCAAAGCCAGTACTAACTCACTAAACGGATTATCTATCAAAAATCCAAGTGGTACTTTCGTAGCACAGGACTTCTATGGTGTAGATGGAGTTAGTGCTATGCGATTCTTAGCAAAACATGACGGGTACAATGTCAGTACAGATCAGTTTGGCAACTTACATTACTCTCATCAGCAAAAGCACGGCAGAGAACACATAGTTACGCAGACAATGGTTTCTGAAGGCTCTATCGAATCTGAGGGGAAAAGTACACTCAACCGTGTAGTAGTGCGGGGAAAAGTCCGTGCTAATAACGACCAAAATGTAGTGCAAGTTGACGACTTCGGGCCGCAAAAAGACACAGTGAATGAGATACCGGGTGGTATTTATGCTCCGACAGCAGTAACCAAAGCCAGTGCTAAGGCAATTGGACGAAGGTTACTATCTATGGCAAAGAAAGCAGAAGGTAATGAGAAGTTGAGGGGCACACTCATGTCAAGTAGAGTACAGCCGGGGGATGTAATCTCATACGAAACCATCACCGATTCTGAAAGGAAGATAGTTTTGTCTACTAAGCACTATTTGACACAGCGTAAATCAGACATAGATATCAATTCCGTTGACGGCTCTATAGAGGATATACTACAGCGTTTTCAAGAGGTGGACATCAGTTCCAGCACCCGTGATAACGAAGAAAGAAACAGGCAGTTCAGCCAAGAAGAGTTTGCAACAGCATTTGGTTTCAAAGTTAAAATTAGTTGGCGTGTAGAAACTAGGGATGTCAAAGATCCAACTGCAGGTATCGTGATTGGCGTACCTAATAGAAACACAGTGCATGGTAGAATGCACTTGAAGTCTACAGGAATACTAATCAATAACGGTGGAGGTTACGCTATCGGCACTACTAACTTCACTACTGACGGTACCAATGCAAACTCGATATTCACTTCAAGTGTAATTAGTGATGGTAAAGCAGATGCATTTGTCTACAAGGCTAATGGCAACCTGCTAGGTAAAGTGAGCAGTGCTGGTACTACATCTGTAGTAATCGCAACTGCTTCGCCTCACGCTGTTGATAACAATGAAGAACTATTCCAAATCTCTACAGATTCGCTACCTGAGTCTGCAAACGACCATCTGAAGATAAAGATGAACAAAGGCACATTCTCAAACAGAAGGAGGGGCTGATATGCCACTATTAAACCAAGGAACAAGATATGTAATTGACACGCTAAAAGACAGAATCAATCAGGTGGTGTTTGGATTTGGAGGAACACTGGCTACCCAAGACGATGCAGGGGCCGCACAGCCAGCGATCGTAGTCACACCTGTGGTTAGAGTCATTGACGACCATAGTTTGTCAGTAGAAGCCAAGGTACCACTCAGTAGCACTTTCAGCACTCCTTTGAAAGAAGTAGTTATACAGTACAAAAACCCCTCAGATGCAACCGATACTACGGCCATAGCAAGATATACATATGATTCAATAACTAAGACGAGCAACAATGAAATTGTATTCTCGGCAATTATTGAGGTGACACCATGACGAACCCAAAGGCAGGACATATGGCCGCTGCAGGTATGAGTAGCAGCGCAGAAGGATTGAAAGACGGAGATGGCCTATCATCTCCTAGTTTGACTAACCCATACGAAGGAATACACGGCAACGGTATCATTCGTATGTCTGATACAGCGGTGGGTACTGCTCTAAGAAACAGCATAGCGGCATCCACACCCGGATTTATAGAAACTGCATCATCAGGTGTAGTCACTATCCACGGTGGATGGTGTGTACTGGACGGTGCACTTTACAAGTTCGCAGGCGGGCCGGGTGCTACCCAGCAAATCACAATAGGTGCAACTGGTACAGCCAACTTCAATGGCTCACTTCCAGCAGTTCCTACAGCAACTAGTGATGTGTTTGTAGTAGTCTATATCTGCTCAGATAGCGGCACAACTGCTAGAATTAGATATGAAATGGGTACACCAGTGGTACCTTCACAGGGCACACCGCTGATACCATCAGGATTCTTGTCTAATCCTTCTATCGGTAACACTCGTAGCAATCACCAATCGATTGTTTTAGGCGTTTTGCGCTACACGATGACAGGTGGAGCAGCAAATGTAACTGCTTCTCTCAACGCCAGCCCAGTGTTGCACGACAGGCGGGTTTTCATTAGAACCAGCCCTATCTATTTACAGCATATGACAAAGGGTGGCATAACAACAGGCACTGGATTCCACACTGCCGGTAATGCCATAGATTCTCACACCGATCTTGCCGCACTTTACGGCTCACCTGAATCCGGTGATTTGACTAACAGTGAATACGGGGCTATTTGGCAAAGCCATACTCCTGACTCCCACTCTATGCTCTATTATGCTGCTTCTAAGACATTAGGTGGCACTAAGGCAATGCACACGCATAGGCTCGGACCCAATGAGTTGAGTATAGTGACCGCTAATACCTCATTCACCTTCGACCAAGCGAACATATGGCTAGTGAATCCCAACGGGGGTAGCGCTCACGCTACACTCACACCTAGCGGTACATTCCCGCCGGGTCATGTGATTGAAATTAGAAACATATCTACCAGTGGCTCTTACAATACGGTATTCAACGCTAAGACAGACAATGCCAGCGCCGCCAACATCAACATAGCCAATGGTAAGTATGCTAGATTCGCATACGATGGTGCCGATTGGCATTTGCTAATACTACAGGCCTGATAATATGGGTAAATTACTCACTGAATTGCAGATAGAATGCGTCAATTGTAACGAGAAAAGCATTCCCCTTGTAATTAGAGGCGTTTACTTTTCCGGCAAAGGTACGACAATTCAGGAATGTCCGATCTGCGGGCATATGTCCAAATTGGGTGAAAAGTCGCTACCTAAATCTAAGTCTAGCAAGGCCCGCAGGTTTCCCTACGGGCGCTTTGCTAGAGAATTAGTTACTGCTTCTAGGCAATAGGTACTTGTTCCATTATTCCGCCACTGGGATATTTGCCCGACAGCATCAATTCAGGGTTTACTTTACATAATTTTAACAAATAAAGCATGCTTTCCATACAATATGTAGTATCATTTTTATTATTAAATTGCTCAGTTTGAGCGTGGTGTGCTAATAAGTGCATTAGAAAGGCTACATCATCATCAAAGAATGATGAGGCTAATGCGACATAATCACCAAAGTATGCTCCTTCTCCCTTATCTTCATCATAGCCGTTTTCAGGTATAGACTTAGCATGTTCTAAGTCATCAATCGCAGTGGCAATCATATCATCTAATTGCTCTGATTGCTGCTCTATGACAGGTAGTGACAAATACTGTGCTAGTGCCTCGTCACTGGCTGTTTGTTCGTTATTCTCGCTCTCCTTGTTATGGTCTTTCTCCGCCATACCTTTTGGTATACCATACCATAGTTAAAGGTGCTGAGTATTTTCGCTTTATTCACCACGCTTACCGATGATGTCATCGATGCGCAGGATGCTGATAGTGACTTCACTTGCAGACTGAATAGCCTGCCTGACTAGATTCAACGGCTCCCATACATCAGCACTCTTCATTGACATAGTGCCTCCGTTTTCAATATCGGGGCCATAATCAATGTTACCTGATAGGTGCTCATTTCTGAGTGCCAACACAGTGTCCAGTGGATCGTGACCTGCATTCTCAGCGATAGTAGCAGGGATTGTTTCTAGTGCGTCTGCAAAGGCGTCAATTGCCATCTGAGCACGGCCACCAATCTCTGCCGCCCTGCTTCTTAGATTGATAGCAGAGTTGAGATATGCTGCACCTCCACCCGGTACGACTTCAAGAGTATTGTATGCTAAGCACACAACACCGAGAGCATCTTCAAAGCCACGCTCGGTTTCATCGAGTGTCTGCTTAGTAGCGCCTCTAAGGATGAGAGTAGTGACTTCACCCTCGCCTTCGACTACGACATACTTCATGTCACCAATGGCTCTGCATTCGATATCTGCATCGACAGCATCTCCTAAGTCCTCGATAGTGTGGGCTACATTTGTATTGAGAAGTAGACCTAGTGCGGTCATATCACTCTCAGGCAAACGCTGTACAACGCTGACACCAGCCTTAGCCAGTGTAGCGGCAACCACTTCATTTACATGGTCCCTAACGAATACTGCACCACCATCAGGTAGGCGCTCAATAATAGCCTCTGCCTTCTTGACCCAAATATCTCTAGTCGTGGTCTGCTGATATTGCTGATATTCAGCAGCAGATCCAAGTGATACCTGTACATTGTCCTCATTCTTCTTATTGCTGAGTCCAGTGTTGATTAGTAGTGCTTTACCTTGTAGTAGTGGCATAGCAGGTAGCATGAACTCCTTGTGTAAAACTACACCTGAGAAGCATGTTGAATCTTCTAAGCCTCCACCGGGCTGACACAGGACACGGATGCGCTCAAAGTCGCCCCCAGCCAATTCTGCCGCCTTTACACATAACCAACTGACATGTTCCATGGCAGATTCTAGTGATTTACCTGTGATTGAAGTCTGAGCCACATGCGTCAGATGAGGCTTGGCTGACTCTGATAGTGATTGTATATGCTCGACAGCCCATTGTGCTGCTTGTCTGTAACCTTTACAGATTACATTAGGGTGTAGACCCTTTTCAAATAGTGATTCTGTGTTACTTAGTAATTGACCTGCCAATACAACTGTACTTGTCGTGCCATCGTAACACATGCTTTCTTGCGTGTTAGCGGCTTCAATTATCATCTTGGCACCGGGGTGGGAAACATCAAGTTCCTGCAGAATTGTAGCCCCATCATTTGTTACAATGACATTGCCACCTCCATCTACCATCATCTTGTCCATTCCCGCCGGACCTAGCGTCGTTCTAACTGTGTCTGCGATTGCTTTCGCAGCACGAATGTTTAGGCTCTGTGCTGTTTGTTGTTGCTCTCCGTTGTTTACCATTCTACATCAAACTCCATTGGTATTTCTTCATTTCTCAATCTCACCCTTATATCACCTGCGTTACTACAACGCTGGATTAAGTCGAGAATTATATTTGCATCTGATATGCAATCTTCAATTATTTTGACTTCGCTACCTTTTTGCCAAATTGGTGCGTATATCTCAGTGAGTAACTGAGATGTTAAATCTGTATCGTTTAGATTCAGTTTCTGCCCGGTCAGTTCTTTCAAATCCTTATCGATATCTATGACATGATTTTCAATGTAATCCATCATATCGCTGGGGTTAGATTTGGTTATACCCGACCAAGATAAAGTGAGTCCGTAATCTTGAGTATTTTTCAAAACTAATATCCCTCCATTATCTACAATAAGTGCCATTTCGTCTTGTATTTTTGAGTATTTGATAGGTTTGGAATTGATGTAAGATCGATGACTAGTGTATACAGACAAGTAGTTCTCGCCAGTTATGATAACTACTTGGGGTGCATTCACTATATGCGAAAACTCACTACCATAGGCGAACACTACAAAGTATTCGTCTTTCATTCCTCCTCACCTGACAGTGTGTTTAGGCTCTCGTGCATTGCGCCCATACAGGCTAAACAAAAATCACAAAAGTCCACCTTTAGTAACCCAAAGTAACCACTGACGCCTTCTTCGTCATGTTCATACTTAGCGCCGCATAGAGTACAGGCCTTCTTCATTTATCTGCCTCCTTATTCCTATGCTCTTTGAGTAGTCGGACATACTTACTTTTCCCCTCACGGGTTTCTTCAAACAGACTTTTCCCCGATTCGTTGTATTTATTGTGAATGCCCGCTTTACTGCTTAGATTCTCATTCTTGCCAAACATTTGCATCATAACTGCCTTCTTAGCCCAACCCGGCCCACGATTATCGTTAAAGTCAAAATGTTCACAGCGCCAATATGCTGCTTTCCAACTAGCCTGCAACTTTCTCTTAGCGGCACCTGCCATGCCTACTTTTACTTCGGATTCAAGCCAGTCAATTAGATTGTGATATAGGTCATACAGTATTTCTTTAGCCATGTCAACATGGTCGCCTGTAACTACCCATACCCCCTCTATCATAGCCATGTGATGTGCCAATATGTTAGTGTAATTCTGTAATCCCATAATGAAAGAAGCACACACACCTTGTTTCTTAGGGTCCATGTTTTCTACTAAATCATAGTAGTCATCAATAGCCTGATGTAGTGCCGATCTGTACGATGCATCAATTTCAAACATATCGTACATAGCGTTCATAGCCCAACCCTCTTGTAATTCACGAGTAGACTGAATCCATTCTTCACCACTAATACCATTGATGTCCAAGACCCTTTGTTTTAAGCGAGTCTGCAAATCAGTGAAGAACTCAACAACTTCTTCGTAAGATACTTCAAACTCGACCCTGTTGTGCACAGCATCTGCAAGTTCGTGCGCAATGTTACGCTTCATTTCAAGAGTCCAGTGCCTCCAATAAACCAACACTCTTTGGAAAATACCCTTGTCAAGTACATGCTCTTTGATACCCTGTGGAGGGAATGTAGTAATCCATAAAGATACTAACGACTCTATGGTAATCGTACCATCTTTCAAGTGCTTAGTCAAGAAGTTCCTACCTGTACCTGCAGCGTTTAACGCTGACTGCAAGAATAGAACGGTTTGCTCTGAGTGTTGTGTTGGTTTAAGGATAATAGAGCCTTCATCGAAGTTCATACCCTTTGCACCCGCCAATACACCGGGTGTTTGCACTAAGTTATCATCGCCATCTCTACTCCATGAGCCGACCATAGCCGCATCTGTACCAGTGGTGTAATCAACACAGTCTATACCCACATCTTTCATCACCTTCTGAATGATTTCAAACGCCACCGACTTACCAGTTCTAGTATCTTGAATCCAAAACATGCTAACTCTTGGATCGATGTTAGATGCACCTATTGGCATCCTAACAAATGGCAATGCCACCTGTCCTAAAATAAAGAAAAAGGACAGTAGTCCCGGTATTTCGTTATCTTTGGAAACTTCTCTAAAATGTTCTAAGTACCCTCTAAGTATTGGGTAATTTTGCATGCATTCGTAATGTTCTACGCTGTGGTCTATCATACCTTCTCTCTCCTCTTGTTATACTTCCGCTCTACTTTGACTGGTTCTTCGCTCGTCAGAACCTCAATTAATCGTTGCCGCAGAACAGAACCCATCCCCTTCACCTGTTTAACAGATTCGACATGTAACATCTCTTCTATGCAGCCACACCTCTCTAGTAACTTTTCCACTAAATCTTGCCCAAAGCCGGGTATTGCAAGCAACATATCCGCTCGTATGTCGTTAGTGCTCACTCTAGTGATTGCCTTTGCACCATGACTGGATGCAGAGGTGTGTAGTTTGGAATGTAATTTAGTGATGAACATAGCCGCTTCGCTGTAATTGTTAGCCCTCCATACATGACAGTCAAAATCAGCCATTATGCGAGCAATAATTCCTGTCAATGTGTTAAGTGATTTGGAATAAGTGGTTTTTCTACCTTGGTTGTTTGAAATCTTGACATACTTTGCTAGATCTCCGTGGACTACTAGAAATACTCTCTGACAATTAGCGTCTAAGTTTTCCATCTGTCGCATCAAATGCCCTGAGTATGTAGATTGGAATAAATCAGAGATGCTTTTGCACTCTATGTGTCCATCTCCTGCTTTGTAATCACCCATCCCTTGCAGAAACTCCATCTTTACAGGAATACCCTGTCTTTCTGCAGCCCTCTCAACAGCGTCCTTTAGAGGACCTCTTTCGTTTGAATCAATTATTAGAGGTACTTTCATCTCTCTTCCACCTCATTCAATTTCCAAGTAGTTGCTCTCATTCTAGCACCTTGTATAGTGGTTTCATCAGTATACCCTGTTTTTGAAAAATAAGGGTACTTGCTTAGGATTTGTGCAAGTGAACCCTTTGAAGGGTTTTTCTTGTAGAGGCGTCCGGTTTTGATTGACTTTTGGTTTAACAAGAAAACATATATCTCATTCGTTGAAAGCGATTCACCATTTTCGTCAAACACTCTGATTATTCGCTTTACTGTATTCCCTCTAGGGTAATAATTTCTATTTTCTTTCATTCTACGGCCCCCGTTTTGTCCCAATATCTACACTTGCCCATACACAGTCCCTTAGACCACAACATACTGCAGGTTTGAGGGTAGTCTTTACCAACAATTGTACGAACTTGATAACGGGTGACCCCTTCATCGAAATCAGCCCATTGTAGGCCCTTTATGAAAGAAACAATTTTCTCTGTGTGTGATGTCAAAATGTCGGGTGTAAATCTGTTCAAAGGAAGGAAGTGTCTAAGGCGTTTTGCTAGATATTTCACCAATTGTACCCTAGAGTCGTGACTAGGGTTGCCTCCTACATGACAGGCTGCTTGATTCAGACAGGGGAGTATGATTACTCCATCCATCTTGAGAGTTGGCAAATCTAACGGCGCAGTATTCTTTTGGAATACGCCCTTCTTTTCACCGGGCTTCTTAACCTGCAATTTTACACCATCCTTGCCGTACGAAATCACTCCACTTGTCGGCTCTAGGGCCTTTTCAAGAATGTGACCTATACCACTCTCTAAATCCTCTGTGTTTAGAGGCACACTCCAGTAGCCACGCTTGGCGTTATAGGAGTTAGGAATACGAATTAACCCACTTGTGTCGAATGGTACTGCTGGGTCAGAACAGTACAGATTTAAGTCCTTAATCCAGTCATTTACTCTCCTCATACCGGCTTCTCTGATAGCCGATAAATGAGAACCACTGGCAGGGGTATATGTTTCTGATAATGCTATCCATATGTGGAAGCCGCCGCCACTAAACCACACACCGTGCTCTATGTCCTTTTCTAAGAGTTCTTTGTGTAGCCTGAGAGCCTGTGATAGCGGTACATCTAGTGCTACATCAGGGCGACTAGGGTTGGTGAAATCTTTAGGATCGAAATCCAAGACAAAGTGTCTGATTATCGGAGTTTGTAGATTTACTCTCTTGTGATTAGGGGCTTCTGTAGCACGATATCCATAAACAGTGGTATATGCGTTAGATACGCCATTTTTACCAGCCCAATATCGCTCAAACTCACTACTATTTCGCACCAACTTTCTGAAGCCTTTACCTTTCTCTGTGCTCAACTCTAATACTTCTCTCGGAAAATCAAACTGTACATACATTTCACCACCTCGGCCAATAGTGCTCGCCGCCCGGTTGCCAAGCGGGGCAATCTTCAGTAAAACTGCACCAAGCACATTTACCTTGGTGTGGTTTAGGTGGGAAATGGTCGTTGAAGTACGCCTCTAATAGCGCATCTACATCCTTCTCTATTTTGCCTGAATATGATTTGATGACCTTCTCGTGCGTCCAACTATCTATGAATCTGACACCCTCCATATCTTCTCCACATGAGCCATCGGGGTAGAACCAGCCCCAGTGTGTTACATTCTGTAGTGGGTGTTCTGCCATTTTGAGCAAATCGACATAAAATGCCATTTCTTTGCGCATTCCCTGTACCTTGTACCTGTCGTCAGCCCAGTCATTTTTTCTCTTGTCCCACTTTTGTTTCCACTTGCCTGTTTTCAACTCCATGAGGCTAATTGAGCCATCTTCATTCTCAAAGCCACGGTCAATCATACCTGCGAAGTGTATAGGGACTGTGTGCGTTTTCCCGTTGTGTACAAACTCACGCTCTGTAAATACATGTATTTCGTCCTCGTTGATAACTGGTAAAAAGTTGTGACCTTGTGTGGCTTCTAGCCGATCTAACTCCCAATCTAGCCTTTTGATTAGTATTTCCTGCTCGCCTAAAATGTAAGGCTCTTCAGGCTCAGGTAGACTTTTCACAAACAAAGCAAATGCCTCTTCTCGCTTTTTGTCGTTAAGTAATTTGAGAACCTTATCCAAGTTAGGTCTAACATAGACATAGAACTCCTCCATTGCGTTGTGTACATTCGTACCCTTACGCATTGCGTCAGTTTCGGGTGTCTTTCTACCCTCTCTGCGCTTGAAATGATATTGCTGTGGACAGAAATCGAAGTCACTCGTCAGACTAGATTTGGTAATTCTCAAATATTCTTTTTTTCCCATGATATAGGAGGATTTACGGTATGCTTCAAAATCTCTACTCATTCGCTCTCCTCCTTCGATATGTTTTTTCTATACCATTCCTCTATGCCTATATTGCGCATTTCAGTTTTACAATCATAACAAAGGTCCCAAGTCCATTGCCCGTAAATAGTAAACAATGGTCGGTGTAATCCACACCCAATACAACACTTAGGATAATCCATATCTGCTTGAATAAACGGCTTTTGCCCAAACAAACTCATCTCCTATCCCTCCATTCATTGAAAGCGTGAGAAGTCCCACAGGTACTACAAAAGCCCCACGCTTGATAGCCGCCCGCCATAGCGGAAAATTGACTAGCCTTAACTGTGCGACCACAATTACATATTCTTTCAGATTTCGGTTTATTCATATTATCACCAGTACCTCTTTGGTCGTGCTGCACCCGAAGCCGCCTCCAAATCCCAATCAAGGGCTTGGAAGATAGGCTTAACTTTGCGCTTAACCAGTCGGTCAACCATTTTCTCCCAATCGGGTGTAAACCCATCTAGTTCAGATATGTCCTTGTAACAGACAATATCTGTAGGTGCGGCCCAGTTAGGAGAAGCGGCAACATATATCCACGGAACACTGTCACCTTCATCAAACTTGGGCTGGTTGAATCGCCCCGCCATATGTTTGTTGTAATATCGTGCAGCCTTTACTCCGGGTACACCCACAGTTGGCGAATAATCTTTCAACCGTTTAGATATCCTAGTAACTCCAGTGACATCTTTCAACTCGACCTTTTCTTTCTGTATCTTGAGTGCGATTGGTCTAACATGGTCTATCACATCTGCTTCTGATGCACCTTGGCACACCAAGTTTAGCACATCTCTCTCTAAGTTGCGAGAGATAGGTGCAAGAGTAGAAATCTTACCGAATCGGGCAGATTTAGCCTTGCCCTCATCTTCAGGGGGCCAAGAGCATATACCGTAGTAAAGATTTTTCCCCGCTACTAACCAGTATGGCATATATGCCTCAAACTCCACGAATAGGTGACTTGCATTGAGATCGACTTGTACCTTGTCTGTCAGATGCTTGGCTAGTGCCGGTGCTTCATCGAATGGTACACTCACGAATGCCGAATCAGTGTGACCGTACAGGGCCTCGTAGCCCTGAGCCTCTGATTCCTCCATTAGGAACTTGATTGCCTCTCTACCACAGGCTGTGATAGCGTTGGCTATGTCGAAGTCACACCAGCCCCAGTGAGCACTGGCGACCATACCGTACTGTGACGCCATCACTCGCTTGGTGGCAAGTTGCATTGTATTCCAACCCGCTCTTTCAGTCGGGGTTTCTGCCTCTTTCATTCTGCGCTTATATTCGTCACGCAGTTCAAACATTTCTTCTACAATCTGAGGAAGTAAGCCCTTCTTGGATTGGTCCCAACAAGAACCGTCAGGTAGTTTGTGAATCCCCTCTTCTCCAGCCCTGCTTCTCTCTACTTGAGTTTCCCACGAAAGGTTATGACTCAAAATCAATGAAGGGTACAACCCTTTGTAGTCTACACAAGCCACGCCTTCGTATCTGCCCGGTTTGGGCGGAGGAATGTATGCACCTTCGTACTCCTGCTTTTCTGTATCAGGTCTAGTTGGTGCCTTCCAGTGTGTGCGTCTGCTGAGCAGGCCACGAGCGAATCTAGTTACATTGTGGCATGAAGTGAATGTCACACCACATATGCGTTGTAATGATAGGAAGAAGTTTAGAACATGGTTTTCTTCATCCATTCTTTTGAGTAGTAAAGTATCTTGCATACAGTAGTCGCAGTAGTCATCAAACCTTTCTCTCCATCCTGTAAATACATCCATGTCAAACTTGCCGCCGTAATTCAATACATCGGGGCCTGTAATGTGATCTAGTTTTCGACTGGCTAACTGCGGTTTGCCGCTATCCTTCCATACACGCTCAAAGCCCGTACCACTGTCATAGGGTGCTGCTGTATCAAAGCACAGTCTACCTATGATTGGCTGGTCTGTGTACTTGTAGCCACGCTCATTCTTAGGTGGGCGTAATACACGCCCAAGTGGGCTGAGTCGCCTAAACTCATCTAGTCTACGAACTAGGTGTGGTAAATCTGCCCACATGATAGCGTGGGCTACGAGTATGTCAGGGTTACATTCCTCTAAGTAATCCAAAAAGGCACTGTGCATAGATTTCTCATCAGTGTAAAATAAACGCTCGTAACTAAACTCGACATCTTCGTACTTTACATGGCGTACTTCTTTTCTAACGAAGCCCTTTTCTTCTATCTCGGCTGTTTCTTCGCTCCAGCAAAATGTAACATTCCGATTGTTGTAATTGTCCGCTACAGACATCACAGTGGTGAAATCTTCATCGGGATCCCATTCCAAGTCAAAGTGCCAAACACGAGGCTTCCATTCCGGCATCTCTTGTATCTTGTCTATGAGGTATCTGTCTGTTAGGCTTAGGTCAGCCTCCCATGTTTTGCCGAACTCCTTCTGCATGTTCCTTAAATCAGATTGCCTGTAAGCATACACCTTCACTAAGTCCTCTTCTGTCCTTAGTGCTGTAGCAGTGTCATTCCGGTCTATGCTACTACCATAGTAGCGACCCAAGACCCTATTTACAATACGGTCACTAGTGTCGGCTTTAATCCAAAAGTAAGGTCTGAAGTTGTCAATGTGTTCCTCTATGAGGTTGCCCTCAGAGTCACGCCACCGCTTGTATATGTGTGCATGCTCTTCGGGGTCAGGGTGGTATGAATTGATAATCACTTTTCCCCCTCCAAGCACTCGCAATCATTACACCCACCTTCACCTTGATAACTCTTGCAATGTGGACAAAGTGGCTTACCTTTGTGATGAGGTATGTCTTTACCACAGTCACACTGATTTAGATTTACTAACAAGTTCTGATTTACAGGCCAAATATTACCATAAGAATCCCTAATGTAATGTGACATCATCAGTCCTCCTCGTATTCTTGGTCCATTACAACTAACAGGAAACCAGTGTCACCCTGCTCTATCACAAGCACTGTTTCATCCCCAGTGTGGAGATTGAGCGGCCCCGGTGGTAAGTTAGACAGGAGTGACGGTAGCCAATAGGCAAAGGCTGAGTTCACTGTATCGTTTCTTGATTCGCAATTAGTGATAGGTACACGCACAAACATCTTGCCTTTAGGCTTCGACCCTGCACTGACAACAAACTCCCCTGATGGATCGAATGATGCTTTACAGGAGAACTTGCCTCCAATCACCTTATCGAATTGCGCTGCTGGTGCAAAGTCCTCACCGTTCACTATACCGTGACAGTCTAAACTAAACGATGCCCACTTCTGCCACATGTTCTTTTCACCTTCAATCACTAATCTCTCGATTAGAGGCAATTGCTTCTGAGTAGTTAGATATGATGATGTCGGCAATTGTAGTGTAGATTTACCGCAGGCTACATGTAACACTGATGTTTTGCCCATCTGATTGATAGATACTTCACCAGTTTTGGTAGCCTTCAGAAATGCAAGAAGCCTAGAAACATCACTAACTGCAATATCTCCAGCCTCTGCCTCTCTGACATTCATTCTACGCCTGAGATAGTGAGTGTCTTTGCCCACTGCTGACTCGACATAATCACCTTTCACTCTGAACACTATGTCCGGCAACTCCTTGCCGAAGCCAGTTATGAACTGTGTTAGATCTTTGTTGTTTACTTTGAAACTTACCATAATATCACCTACACAGGTGGGGGAGGGTACGACTCATCTCGTGGTGAGCCAGCACATGCCTTTGGTTTAGGATATACCCAATTACCTGCCAAGAACCCCATGTGTGTTGTATCAAAGAACTCCTTCACGCAGTTCAGCAAGCCCGTGCCATTGCGCAGGCTCGCCTTTCTTAGTGACGAAGTAAAGCCTCTCCTGACCCTTTAGGTCAGAGTTGGTCTTTTCTTTGAAGAACTCTGCTGTGTGTCTGATTTCGCCTGTTTCCTTGCCATCGTCACCACGCACTTTGTTAGCGTGACACCAAATGATTTGGAACAGGTCATTGTTTGCGCTCTTTTCCCATGCGAACTTCCAGCCGTCAAATCCGACCTTACCATCCTTGTCCTCTTTGAGGTGGGTTTCCCAGTATACATCGACACCGAGAGCGTTTAGTTTCTGACACAATGCTGTCATTTGTTTGAATCTAGTGGACCTAATACTCCAGTTCCAACCGATGCCTTGATTGACTTCAACCTTAGCAGCACCGATTGCATCCTTTACATTGTTATCTTCTAGATCGTATATCTTCATGTTGTTCATACATACTGAATCCCATTGGTCTACAGATGTAATCAAAACAGTGTTAAGTTTTCTACCCCCAAACTCAGGCTTAGTCTGCTTCTCTGCATATTCTACAGCGAATCGCAATAATTCCATCATACGACTGTGCGTTGCTGGGTAGTCATAAGCAGTGCTATCTTCTTTTTGCATGGCCCAAGGCGACCATATTCTGATACGGTCATCTTCTCCGGGGTAGTGTGCTTCTTTACAAGCCATAGCCCCGTTATCGAAGTCTAATGCCCAAAGCATACCTTCAGGGTATCTGTGCATGTGCCCGTCAATCACGATACCGGACTTACCAGTGCCTTCATGTCCAACTATACCACAGAATATCTTACTAGGCCTCATCCTGTTAGGGTTAGTCTGCTGTACAAACTCTGCCTCCAATTCGGGGAAGTTACTGTTAGATGCAATTATAGGAAATTGCTCCTTTTCTTGCTTGTCTACTTCTGCTGCTTCCGCTTGGAAGATCGCTTCTGCTCTCTCTTCTTCTTTCTTCTTCATTGCTCCAAATCCTGCCATCAGTATTCCTCTCCATTGTTTCTAAATTGCTCTATGCTGGTGTCACCACCCTTGGCACCCGGCCTCGCTGTACGAGATGGTACATAGATGCCGAATGCCGTCAGGCTTGGTGTTGTTTGGTCGTTGTACACACTCATGCGCACTCTACCAAAGATAATCACAGGTGTCTTTTCTGCGTATGGTTGCCATTCGCCGTAGTTGTCCTTGAACTCAAACGGGTGGCTGTCATCATAGACTCGACCCGGTACCCATACAGTTACTTCAGACATTGCTGAATCCCTGCCATACTTGCGCTGCAAGTTAGGGCTGGTTACGCTGAGTCTGAATGCACGACCTGTTTGGTCGTAAGCATTGTCAGATGGTTCCTTGTTTAGTCTGCTGACATATCCCTTAGTGATGATAGTTGGACCGTAGTAGTTACCGTTGCTGCCCTGCTCCTTGCGCTCATCGTATGCTTCGCTTAGTTCATCAAGTTCAACAAAGGCATCATGCATCCCCTTGCTAACCAAGTACTTCTCAGGCTTGAGTAGCACCCTGTCATCTTCATCCACGAAGGAATCAGTGTAAACCATAGTCTTACTGAAGTCCCTGTTTGTGTAAAGTGTGTCCGAGCCTTCTTTCTTAGCCCTAATTACTTGACAAGTAACTGGTCTGCCGAACTCGTATTCCTCAGTCATATTGTTACCTGTTAGTGAGATACGCCAAACACTGATTGCTCGGTTGAAATCCTCTTTAGCGTTACCTAACAAGTATAGGTTGCGCACTCTGCTTTCAGGTGCAATAGGTGTACCCTTTTCATTCATCAGACAAATCAAGTCGCCATCAACCTGTAGTCCAAACCAAGGTAGTTTGTCGCCATCGATGCGCTCCTTGGTTGGCTCGCCGTTGACATGCCATACGCCGTCTTTCGCCTTTACAATACCAATCAGGCCGTTGTCTATGGCTTGGTTAGAATTGTTTCTATACGCAGTGATTGCTGCATTTCTTAGGTTTTCTCTGTAGTCATTGATTTTGTCATCTATTCCTACATACTCCCCAACGAAGGTTACTGTTTCACGACTACTGCCGCTGCTACCTAGATTGCGGGTTTCAAGAGTAAACATCTCTGCCCACTCGACCAGCAAATCATCATCTTCGTCTTTCCAATCAGATACAGCAAACTCTTGCTCGATCCAAGCAAGGTACTCGTTTACTGCCTCCCCTATTCTCTTCTCTGTTCTCTCTGCATAACCTTGTAAGCGCTCTAGTACGCCTTCCGGTAATTTTCTTTCTTCGTTCATATTTTTTCCTCCTTGTTTTTCCTCAATTTTGCTACAAAGTAGTCTACAAAGGAATCGTCATCGTCCGGCCACATGTTTGCTAATAGGATAAACTCTCCATATGTTAGCATAAATGCGTACCAATCGTCCTGACCGCCCTCCAGTAGAGTTCGCCCTCGATGCCTCAGACCTATTAGGGTTGCGACACGACTGTTTCCCTCTCTGAGGTTGGTTTTCATGTGTTCTGCTAGTCGCTGGTAGTCACCACCGACAAAACTGAGTGCTGCCTTGTTTAGGCTCTCAGTGTTGCGTTTGAGTTTCTGCAAAAGACCGTCATCTGTCTTGGGCGTACCCTCCAAAATATCGATACTTTGCCTCAAACTTCCGTTGGTTAAACGGTTCAACATAGTATACTGTTCTAGCCATGGTTCCGGCAGGTTTTCTACTAAGTGAATCTGAGTTAGTTTGCTTTTTGCCTCTTCATCGCTGAGAGGTTTGAATCTGAATGTGAGGCATCTATCTCTAATTGCTTTGTGAATCGGAGAGATGTCATTGGCTGTCAATATGAATATCGCAGTTTTGTGACTGTCCTCCATCACTTGCCTCAGTGCCTTCTGTGCCGCAGGTGTCAGAGAGTCTGCTTCATCCAGTACGAATATGCGCCTCCTGACTCCTATTCCTTTCTGCTTAGCCATGTGCTTCAGTTCTCTGACGAAATCGATACCACGCTCATCACTTGCATTGGTTACAATGAAGTTAGATCTATCGAAGTAATCACCATACAACTCCTTGGCTAGTGCATAGGCTGCGCTGGTCTTGCCTACACCGGGTGGCCCTACATACAGCATGTTTGCTGGTAGGCTACCTTTGGCTAACCAAGCCTTTGCTGCCTCCTTGAAATCTTTACAACCTGCTAGGTCGTCTATTTTGTTTGGTCTGTATTTCTCTCTCCATACTATCACGCCGTCACCTCCACGCTCAATCTAATTGCTTCATCGTAAGCCTTCTTGAGAGGCCAACCCTTCTTGAGTAGGTCAATGTAATACGCCCTGTGTATAGCCCAATTCACGCCGTCACCTCCCACCAATCAGGCGGGCTTGTGTGTCTGTAATGCACACCACCCGGACTGTCTACCTTTGATTTGTAGTAAGCCCTGTATGCTTTGACCGCATCATTGTCTTTGTATTCGTCAGGCATAGCCTGTGCAAATGGAGTCAAACCACCTTCGGGTATCATATCCCACATTGTACACATGGTCTTAATCGGCAGTTCACAAGCATGTTCTTTACCAAACCTTCTTTCATATTCTAAGAACAATATGCAAGCATGTTGAGCAAGCCATTGAAAGTTATCTCGACTGTCACCAGCCCATACTGTGCATGGGTGATGCTTGTAGCCTCCCTTGTAAGGAGTCCCTGACTTAGTAAGTGGCATCTGCTCATCAGTGGCACCATGCCTACGCAGGGCTGATGCCATCATCTGTGCTGATTCTGTCACCATCTTCGGCACTCTTACACAGTCCATCATTTGTGCTGCTATTGTTGGACTTTCATCTAATACGAATATGTTCATGCTTCCACCTCTAAGAAATCTCTCTCACTTCTTTTGCCACAGTGAGGGCATTGGTAAGTCACTAAAAGCATCCTACCACTAAACCCAAATGTAGTGTGGTTATCATGCCACATATCACCGTTTATCCAATCATCATCTATTTTGTCACAACATTTCATTTCTTTCATTTCTCTCACTCCGCTAATTCTATCAAATCTGTTAGTTGCGATGTATCACTGTAACCCAGTGTATCATCTGCATATAGTATGTTCAAGTGTGTGGCTTTCATCTTCTCAAGATCGAAGCCGGTTACTTCGGCTACTACAACCAAACCATATTCGTCTATAGGCATCCAAGATTTCCCCGCAAGTACCCCCTGTTGACCCAGCCTCGTTCTTATGTGTTGGGCTACATCAGTCGGAACCTTGCTCTCGCCTACCTCAAATGTCTCATAACCATCTAAGACAGACAGGCGCAGGATTGTATCGAACTCCTCATCCTTACGAATTGCACTTACTAAGAAGTGTATGTGGAACGCCTGCTGAATCACAACCCATCCGTTGCTATCACGCATCTCCACTGGGCCGGACTTAACTAGGCGCAGCCGCTCTCTGCCGTCTAGTTGATTCAATAGAGAGCCAATGTCCGACCCGCTCTCTATCAATTTACCACCGCCAACAGGTACAGATGGTTCTAAACTATTTGCCTGAGAAAGGCGCTCAGCCCTATTTAGTTTGTAAACGCCCCAGTCCTCTCCAATTGAGTAGGCATCAGTTATCTTGGTGATTTTATCACCGGACATCTCTACTTCAAGGATGGCCTCGACTTGGAATGGCAAGCCGAATGTGTGTATCTTGCCCACCACTTGTCTGTCCCTAGAGTAAACTGTTCCTCTGAAGGAACCCTTTGGGAACTCAGTGATGTGCAAGTATCTCCTTGAGCCTTTCATCACATCTGCATACACACCGGATGGTGCTACCATCGATGTCCATGCTTGGAAGATAGGTGCCACGAATGGCTGTCCCGGCTGAAGGAACAGTTCATTGTTAGGTGTAACCAACTCCTTGTGCAATATCTTGATTGCCACCTCTTGAGGACTCATGGTCGTCAGTAGGTGACGAATGCTTTGTAGATTGGTTATGCCATTCGACTCAGGTAGATACGAAAGCATCTGCAAGAATCTGTCGATGGGCATAGGTTCCTGTTCACCCATTGCCCTAGACCAAAACAGCAGTGCTTCATCCTCATTCATGTTCTGAGCCATAGACAGCACACCCTCATCCTTGATGCGGTGCATTGCCATCAGCGCCTGCTTGATTGTCCAGCCTTCGCCTCCTATCTCAGAGGACTCGGTTGCCAAGAATGGCACGATTGGTTTACCTGTCATAACTGTGTTCCAGTGTATGGGTGATATGCCCAACTCTGTACACACATTATCTCTAACCCAAAGCACTGACACAAACTGCTGTTCGTATTTAGAATACTTGGGGTAGAATATATCGATGACATCTTCAATCACTTCGACTCTCTCACTGAGTCGCTGCTTCAATGCTTTGATTGATATTTTGAAGGCTTCCGATCTTGATTCGGTTTCACGCCTCCATCTTGTATAGGACTCTTTGAGCCTGCGTGACAGCATTGCTGCTTCAGCCAGTAACACCTTCTTCACTCTCCCTCTCTTCTTGCAAATGCTCTACAAGTTTAGACAGTGCCTTGCTCAGGGACACTGCATCTTCCAAGGAAAGGCGAATGCCCTCCCTTGTAAAGCCACCTGTTACATTGTTGCGTAGTCTGATGTCCACTTGTGGACCGCTCGGTGGGTAGACTTTGGTAAGCACTGTTTCCTTCTTACCTTTGTGACGCTTGCTCGTAGCAGGTTTGCGCCATACGATGTACTGCGGATATGCTTTACCAATGTCTACTTCGCTCATATTCATTCCTCCTTTTTTTCTTTACACTTACATTCCTTCCCGAACTTCATGCACTTAGTACATTCAGGTGGAAACCATTCTTCAATCCAACTCATACTCATTCCTCCGCTAGTGTCCATAAGTTGACACGCCACTCTTCTTGCTCTGTCTTGACAAAGCGCTTATCATTCTTGAAGATGTGATGGACTGTTTTTCGCTTCATATCACGCAAGTACCTGTTAGATGCTTGTCTACCATTCTTGCGCCTCTTAGTCAGTGCCTTGGCTGCAACCCTGTCTACGATTACAGTAATCGGCAATGCCTCATCTGATTCTCTCAATACCTCTTCTGCTAAGTTAGCAAACTTTGTTCTCAATCTAATATTCTTCGCCATCATTCTTCCTCTCCTATTCCTTTCCACATCACTACTGCCCCTCTAACATGCGGTGGCAACAAAGCACCGCTGAATGGACAGAATGAACCAGTGATGATTATGTTATCAGCACCCGGATTGGAGTCAATCATTCTCACGATTGTATTTCTGTCAAGTGCCTCCAGTTGAACCTTGGGTGTTCTGTATGACATCATCAGATCGTCACCAGCCAACATCGCAAACTCCAGTGGCTCCATAGAAATTAGTGTGCTACAGACAGGGCAGGTAATGTTGACCGCCCACATCTCCGCATCATGCTCATTGCCTTCGTCATCGGTTATCTTGTTTTGACCCACGAGAAGCCAAGTGGCCTCCTCAAGTGGGAAGGCTGACAACAAACAACCACAGTCAGGATTGGTGCACTTCCATGTGGACTGTGCTATCTCCTGCCGCTTCATCTGCTCCTTCATGTACTGCTGCTGTGGTGACAGGTTTTCGGATGGAGCAATCTGTACATTGTCCTCCTTTACCTGCCAGCCAGTTTTAGCCATGAGTATTCCCAATCGAACACGGGACTGTGCTGACTCTGCGTTGTCTTGTTGCACCATCAGTTCAACCTCTCTATCACCAGTTTTCATGTATGTCAAGCCGTGACCGGCTGGCTCCCAAAGGGCACCAATCGCTAGCCCGCTCAACAGTAGTTCTATCTGCTGCTCAGGTGTTGCCTCATCATGCTTCGTAGATTTCACTGTAATCCCTCTCATCTGTCATCCATATCATTCTGTCACAGCAGTGCGCTGGGTAGACCTTGGTAAACTCTGTCATCAATATGATGCCCTTGGCCTCCGTACCGCAACCGGGACACTCGCTCATCCAGTCACTAACATCTACAATAACCAAGACCTCCTGTCGAACAGGGTCCATGTCTAGTCTAACATTGTCAGGTATAGGCATGTGGTTACCAAGTAGTGGTATCTCCTTGCCTTCCCAGTGCCATACACCGTCATTGTCAATCTCTGTGGGTTTCATTGTTACTGCTTTTTCTTCTGTCATTCGCTCATCTCCAGTTCAAGTTGTTTCGCTTCTCTAAATGAGTACCAACCGTTTCGCTCTTTCATTTCGTAAATGTAGTTACTTTCCAAAACAAAGTCACGGACTCTTCTAGCAAACAAATACAATACTTCACTCCATAACCATTCTTTACTTTCTAGTCTTTCAGTGGCTTCCTTTATTGCGGAGTTAATTTCTCCATTAGGTTCCCAATTCATTAGGTCATCGAAATATTGAACTCTATGTATGTTCTCCATGTTCAATTCCTTAATTTTCTGTTCGGGATTGAGTCGGTTGTAAGTTATTAGGCCTATTTCCCATCTTTGTGTTCTAGGTAATTTACCTACTTCTATCATCAATGCCACTGAGCCTTCAGCGTCATAGTCCATTTCTCCGTTCAATGCTTTCTGTTTTAATTCTTCAAATCTATTTGTCATATTTACACCTCATGTATTAGTATCAGTTTCCTGTTTTTCTTTTTCATCTCGTCTTGGATTTCACGAATTGCGCTTCCCATTACTTCTACAGTCATTACTTCGTCACTCAGTTTGTGAAACTCGCTAATGATTTCTTGCCTATTGCTTTGAATCATTCCTAAGAGCCATTCGTTTTTCTCCTTAACTTCTTCTTTCAAATTAGCGATCTCCTCTGACATCTTGTCGATGACTTGAGTCGCTGCGTTCAATATCTCTTCTAATTCGTTTATTCTATTATCATACATCATCAGTCACCTTCCATATGGTGCCGCACATGCCGCAACCGTATTTCTTTTCGTCTGTGCGATACTTTAGTTCTCTTATACAACAGTCTTTTATTTCATTGTCAAACTCTGAATAGTTCATTCAAACACCTCTTCCCATTTCCAATTTCTATCTGCTTTCATCTTCTTCACTAACTCCTTTACTAGGCTCTTTCTCTCCTCAACATCTCCTCCGTCAAGTACGGCTTTAACAACCTGCCGCTTCTGTTCGACTACTCGATCGAAGTGCTCATCAATAGTATTCATACAAGACAGGTACACCGAATGGACACTACTACTTTCTTGCCCGATACGGTGCACTCTAGCCTCGGCCTGCTCTTCATCCGAAGGCACCCATTCTCTCTCTATGAACAGTACAGTGTCGGCCTTAGTCAGAGTCAATCCTTCCTTGGCCGCTATAGTATTACACAGTAGCACATCAATTGCCCCCTCTTGGAATCCATTGACAATTGCCTGCCTCGTCTTAGGGGCAGTTTCCCCAGTGATACAAGCAACATTGTATTCCTTATCTAGGGCCAAGTGTATTCCCTTGATTACATCCTTGTGATGTGCGAATACAATGACAGGCTTACCTGTACTTGAGTTGTATTCTCTAATCCAATCACAAGCATATGGTATCTTGATGGTGCCACACTTGTGCCTCAAGTCACTCAGCATGTTCAGCATAGTGCCCGGAGGAATAGGTTCACCGTTGAGATAGTATTCATTCAAGCGCTGCTCCCACTCATCCTGCGCTACATCATACATGTCACGCTGGTCTGCTGTAAGTCGAATAGGTAAGAACTGCCTAGTCTTTGGAGGCAGGTCAGGTAACACTTCACTCTTGAGTCTACGGATGCAAACATCACGGGTTCGCTCATTCAATTCTTTGGTGTTAGATGCACCATCGAAGTTCCAACCCCATCCATTGTGGAATGGATCGCAGTAACTCTGTAAGAAGTTCCACTCTGATGAAAACTCATCCGGCCTCAATAGATTCAAGATGTTGAAGAACTCCTTGGGTCTACTGGCTATGGCTGTACCACTCAGTGCAACCACTTTAGGACAGAATCTAGCCAGCGTCATAGTCGCAACTGTGCGCTTGGCCTTCTTGTTTTTCAGATAGTGGGCTTCGTCAATGATAGTCAGTCTTGGATTCACTTTCAGTAGTTCGTCTAACTTCTTGCCCATCAAATCGTAATTGATAACATAGAAGTCTGCGGCAATTAGTTCTGCTTTACCACTGTCAATTACTTGTACAGTTTCAGCAGGTAACCACTTCTTGATTTCCTTCTGCCAGTTGTACTTGACATTCGCAGGGCACACTACAAGCGCAGGTCTAGCAGGGTTCAAGGCTGCGTAAGCGATGGCCTGTATTGTTTTACCAATACCCATCTCATCGCCAATCAAACAGCGTCCATTGCTGGCTTCAGCGAATGCTACTCCCACTTTCTGAAAGGGGTACAGTTCTAAGTGCGGTGGTATTCTCGACTCAAGTCGCCTGTCTATTGCCACCAAGTCCTCATCAGTGAGGGTGGCCGCACCACTCATCTCTACTCGCCTGATGCTATCCCACACATCGTGCACCGCTGCATCACAGTCTAGGATAGCCTCTGCTAGCGGAGGGTACAAGTCCTTCATAGTATTGTAAAGTATCTTGCCCTGTGCTAAAGGAATACTCCAACACTTTGCTAGCGGCTCAAACTTACGACCATCGATTGAACGGATAGCAAGTCTGACATTCTCTCGTAAGTCTGTGTCCTTGATGTAAGGCCAGTGTACTTTGAGTCTAGTACCGACTTCTTCTACCCAGCAATCGTCAGGGTTCTTTTGGTCCCTTGGATGTATGTTTGCACGATTGTACAACTCTTCACCATCAAGGCCAAAGTCCACCAACGCTTCTGCTGCAATCAATATTATGTTGCGATTGTCTTGTATGCTCCAAACCTTCTGCTCACCGTCCCACTTGACACCGGGAAAACCAATTCTTGTTTTCAAAGCGTTGTTGAGATCGGGATTGTATGGGTACTTCATACCAATTCGCTTGCCATATTTGTCACTGTAATCAATTAGTTCCACCATCATATCGCCTCTGTACTCTCTCCATTATATCGCTTGGGACTTTGTTAGGCTTGGTTTCATAGGGGTTGTCTACGCTAGGTTCCGCAGGGTTGAACCCGTATGGTTCAGTGGCTTCCTCTACGGGTTCCTCTTCAGGCGTTTCAACATCTATTTCATCCAAGCCTAAAGTAGCCAATTCACCGACCTTCTCTTCATCGTCAGGCATCTCTAGTGAGATGTTCTCAAACAGTTCTGTTTCTGCTCCGCACACACTGCACCTTAGCCCCATCTTGAGTATCTCATGAAACTCCTGCTGCTCTAACTGCAACTCAAAGGTGTGTCCGTGTTGCAAACACTTCTGTAAGTTCTTCATAGTCTGTAAGCCAGCCTGCGCTAACTTAGCCTGCTCCTGTATCTTCCTTGCTCGTTCTTCTAATACTTCTCTATTCATATTCATATTAATTACTCCTTGTCAGTTTTGGGTTCTTGAATGTGTAAGCATCCAGTTCCATGAGTAAAAACTCAATCAAGTGGTCTTTGTTACTAAAGGTGAAATCTGATGATGCGTCTGAATCAATATCGTTTTCTTCTATTGTCAATCTGTACTTCATTCTACCATCTCCAAACTTTCTTTGCACTTACGAATGTATTCCCGTGCACTTTCGTAATCTCTATTTTCTGCTTTTTCTAATGCTATGTCTAAGCATACGCTTGCGTGTGTTAAACTATCTATATTCATATTCATCCCTCACTTATCATCTACTGTTATCTTTAAGTTTACATGATGCAATTTCTCACTGTTGTGTTTCATCACATGTGTTTTCTTCTTGGTGACCCTTGCATTGAAAATTGTCACTTCGTACAAATCCCCCTTCCTTACAAATATGTGCAAGTCACCGAATCCACTTACAGTCACTACATTCATTCCTTCTTCTGCTATCATTCTATTCATTTCTATTCCTCCTCTGTCATGGGTACGAGTGATTCAGGCATCTGTACTTCAAACTTAGTGCCGAAGTCACTGATGACTGGGTAACACTTGTCCCAATCTATTCCATTTTCTACACACCAGTTGATCCAACTAGTGGTTACTATCATTTTCAAATCCTGCTTCGCTCTTTCTATATTTCTTGTCATGCGCTCGCCTCTTGTAGTTGTTCATCGCAAGTTTCACAGGCATACTCTGCTTCGTATAGAGCATCTATGGCCTCTTGCATTTTCTCACCGTTTGGAGAATACTCAAGTCCTACCGCTTCTAAGTTATCCAACTTTTCCTGCTCTTCTTCTCGTACTTGTTCAATAATTTCTTTTGCTTCTGCAATCTTCGACATTGCTTCTGCTAATTGTTTCCGTCCTTCTTTATTCATGCTTCCACTTCCCCGTTTATTATATCCAAAAGGTAATCTTCAAGTTCATTCATGTCAGAGGCATAACCCTTTTCGTAATAGCAATCTTCACAGCACTCATGGGTAAGCCTTTCTATTGCATAGCCTAAATCCATGTATTCGTGAATCCTCTCATAAGCCTTATACAATCTATCTCTCGCAACATAATGATAAAATTGTCCATCCTCGACAGAATCCCTTTCACAAACAGGACATTGTGACATTACTGGTATGTGTGGTTCTTCAGGTTCCTTCTTCAGAAACATTCTCATTATCCATGCTAAACTCATGCAGTCACCTCATTGTGATAACAAATGCCACATTCGTATTGCCCATCATCGTTTGGACTTTGAAGTTCTCGACCCCCGTAAAACTCTCCACCTTCAGCAGTGTCTATCGTTTCACACTTTGGACACCAACCTCCATGAGTCCTAAGATACAGGAAATAGTCATACGAGTAATCCAGTCCGTGATTATCTATGTGCATTAATACCTCATGGTCCCAATCATGTTGCTTCTTCAAGCGTTCAAGTTCTTCTTTCAACCGCTTGTGTTCTTCAGCCAATCTCCAAAAATCATCAGTCAAATTAGTCATGCTTCTATCTCCTTCTTTCTGTACTTTCTAGGCACACATGTTTCTTTGTGATAAATGTAAACATGCTCATCAGTCACCTTCTTTACTACAATCCGTGAACACTCCCGGCATACGGGCATGCCACAGTGATCGCAATCGGTCACTCCACCTTTGCTACATGTACGGCACTTCATCATTCATCACCTCTAATCACTGCCTCTGCTACCGCTACCAGAGATTCCATAAAGGCTATCTTACCATTGAACTCTTGCTCATAGGTGTCATGGTCGAAAACACCTGACCTCTTTAATCTGAAAGCAGCGTGACACGCCTCTTCCAAATGTAGTTTCAATTCTTCTATCGCTTCTAATTCTTCTTTCATTCTTTATTCCTCCATACTCTGTTGGCGTACTCTTCTCTCGCCGCTCTTCTTGCCTTAAAATAGTTGGTAAGGTTTTCTCTATTCTCGCCCACTAATTCTTTGTGCTCATCAGTCATGTGACCGCAATTTTCACACTGTAAAAATATTAGATCGTATGAATGCACATGGCATTTTTCACATTTCATTAAATAGTTAGGATTAACACTCATTCAATCATCTCCTTTAGTCTATTCAATGTAGTATTTACCGCTACTTCACTTATGTCGCATCCTATGAATCTTCTATTCAATTCTTTACAAACTACTGCCGTGGTTCCACTACCCAAATAGAAATCTGCAACTAAATCCCCCTCGTTACTACTTGCCTTTATTATTCTTTCAATCAGTGCCTTTGGTTTCTGTGTCGCATATCCAATCCGTTCTTTAGATGTGGGTTGAAGATGTTGCATTTCCCACACATCGTGTAAAGGAACACCTTTGTTTTCTTTTTGACGCTTAATGTAATTTCCACTCTCGTCTTTCAACCTCACAAGTTTGCCATCAATAACTCCCCTCACTGTATCTTCAATAGTGTCAGGTTGAGAATACCCTTGATACTGTATGTTGAAAGTGCCTTTACCTTTAGAGTAAAACAATATTACATCGTGCATTTTTTGATAACCATAACTCACATTAGACCATCTTTTATACCACCAAGATATTTCATTTCTAAAACATTTGTAGCCGAATATGTCATCCATGATACACCTTAACCAATGGTTAATTCTTGTGTCCATATGCAAATAGATACTGCCATCTTTTTTCAAGACCCTGTGCATTTCCCTTATTCTCGGAATGTAATGTTCTTCAACAGTTTTTCTGTCTGCTTTGATGTCTTTGTAATCTTTGAAATCCTTGCCTGTCCCGTATAATATGTCACAATAAATTAAATCTATTGATTCACTTTCAAGACTGAAGAGTAAGTCTAAGTTATCTTGCCTCACTACTTTAATGTCATTCATGTAAATACCCCGCTATGTGTGCTCTCTCCTTGAGATCCTGATACTCTTTGTAAATATCCACCGCATCTGCAAGTGGCACATACTCTAAGTATTCTATCTCAAGTTCTCTGTGGTACAACGCATCCTCTTCGGTGCGTGGTGGTGGATTCTCAAACGCCACTGCCCTGTACTGTTCAGGTACGCACAGCGGTACATCTGTGAATCTGTCACCGCCCAATCTGTGTGGGACTGGTGACTTGTGTACCTTGTCAATCCTGTCTAAGATGTCTTGGTCTACACTATTGAAAGAGGAACGGTTGTACCTCTTCGCCAAGTGATGTGCATGCAAAACCATCCAAGAGTAGTTAGGTATACTCTCGTATGTCCACATGTACTGTCTGAGTACAACCTCGTCTAGCAGGTCAGGCCTGCATAGTACATTGTGTACATTCTCTACTGCTCTTGGCAACTCTGCATCTAAGTACAGTGTTGCCGCTTTGTCAGGCATTCTGTCCAAAAACATAACCATCTTTCTCTCTACATTATTCCAACTCATTTCTATTCCTCCTCCAATAGTTGCTGTTGATATTCAGGGTCAAAATCAGGGTGACCTCTAGGACCGTGCTTTACATAACACAGTTTATTCATGTATGGTCTAACATACTCGTCAGCCCAGTATCGCAAAGTAGCGTAACTATCAGGCTCTTGAATCAGTGCAAACCAAGCATCAAACATCTTCATTTGTAATTGGTATAGTTCATATTCTTCTGCGTTCATTGTAATTCCTCCATCGTGTAACAAAAGTCGCACCCAATACAGTCCTTAGTCCACCAAAGTTTACTAGGATGTTCGTGCCTACCTTGTGTCAATTGTAAGTAAAAGTCAGCCCTGTCGCACAATGCTATCATGCTGGACTCCTCCTAAAATCGGGATGACCTCTAGGACCGTGAAGCACATACTCTAGTTCATTCATATACAGATACAAATAATCTATCAAATCAGCATCATATCTCGTGCTTGTCCTGTGTTTAATCCATTCTTCATACAGTTGATTTCTCAATTTCAGTAATTTTTCTTCGTCTGCGTTCATTGTAATTCCTCCTTGATTATCGCTCTAACCATCTGCTTCCAGTAACCGTGATCTTCTTGCAAACTTCTCACCTGCTTGACACTTTCACGGATTGGACCTAACCTAGTACTCAACCCCTCCCGCACTAAAGTTTTAATGCGAACTTTGAAAGTGTCGTCAGCGATTAAGTCATCGACAGTAACCGAAGTAAGTTCGTGGGTGGTAACCATTAATTCATCCACCTTCGCTTGTAGTTCGTCCTGTTTAGTCTGCATCGACTGAAGTAACTTCAAGATTTCTTTCTTGTTCATTTCCTCTAGCGCAGCCACTACCCTTGTATTGGTAGATTCAGTTTGCTCACCATCTTCTCTTTGTAATTGACACTCTCTACAAATCGTCCTTGTCGATTTCATAGATGTTTTCAAAAACACTTTATTGCATCTATAACAATTCGCTTGATAACTCATTTCTATTCCTCCTCTTTGTATTGGTCGCATCCATCGCACACGCCAAAGTTAAACTTCAACTCGTCGGGATGCGTTTCATGTTTACATCTATTACATCTATCCATATCATCAACTCCTACCACTGGGGAAACAGGTTCATAGCAACCCCCGCTACTATTCCCAAAGCGAAAACTTTCCCTGTTATTACTGGGCAAACCCCAATGTAAGTGCTATTGCACAATCACACACTGTCACTTATGTGTACGGACACCCAACATGTTTCGACACCTTCAAAAGAAGGGTCTTGGTTGAAATACATACACACAGCACTCTCCTCAGTCACATTTACTAGTTTCAATTCTTCGTATTCTTCATCTTCTAATGAAGCACTCCAAACCAATTCAGCCTTTTCAGGCATCCCTTGTAAAATCTCTATTAATTCTGCAACTTTCATTTGTGTTCACCTCTTGTTTCACACAATTAGTTCAGAGAACGGTGTGACATTCTCCAAGTCAATCTTGCCCGATGCAACATCGGTGATTACTGTGTGAATCTTGGATAGTCTGTCAGAGACAGCATCCATCTGAAGCACCTTGCCCTTCAACACCTGCTTGCCGTCAGTCCACTCAGGCTTGTGAGTAACTGCACCAGTCAAGATGTTGTATACATGGTACAGAGTACCAGCATCTTCAGGCTCTACTGCAACCCACGGTTCAGCAGGCTTAGTCCAACCAGCACCAAGTACACGCCACATGTAACCACGGGTCAAACCAGTGACATCGCCTTGCTCATTGCGAGTGACTGTTGGCTTGGTAATCAAGCCCTTGCTCTCACAAATCGTCATCAACTTGTCAAAGGCTTCACGGGTGACATCGACATCACGCAGGTTCTCAACTGCTACAATTTGCTCTTGCGCATATCTGATGACATCATCAATCTTAGCCGCTAGTTTGCCGAAGTCGTAACCCTTCAGTGTGTTCTCAGTGTGCTTGAGGCTGACTAGTGTAGCCTCTTTGCCCATGACCTGACCGTTGCTACACTCCATACGCATTGCAACTGCCTGTATCTTGAAACTGCTACTGCCGTCAAGACTGTTTCTGACTACGAATCCAATACGGTAGTCACCAGTGTTCACGAAGCCGTGCCTGTTACCACGAACATCGTCCCAGTTTACATTGCTACTCACATCACAAAACAAGTCTGCTCTCTTGCCTTCTTTGTAAGCAAGTGGCTTACATTCCCAGCCATTCTGAGCAGCCAGTTCCAAGATAGGGCCGAATCCTTCACGGTACGGCATAGGGTAGTACTGCTTGCTAAAGGTACCAAGGTACGCACCTGCTGGTCGCTTCTCGTCTTTGTAATCAGGGTTGAAGATGTGGTAAGCAGCAGGCTCACCATCTGCTAGGTTGACACGGGCTACGGTGTCAAGCACCATACCATCTCTACCTTCTTCATCCATGATAACTAGCGCAGGCTTCTTCACTGGAGTAAAGTCCCAGTTCACTGCCTTGTGCTTGGCTCTACCACCGGACAGGAACGCTGCATCGAATGGCCCTGATTCATCAGCCTGAGCGACCACTTGATCGCCTACGGTGATGGTCGGTCCTGCTGTGTTCCACTGCGGTGTCTCATCATTTGTTTCTTCGTTCTTCATTATATCTTCTCCATGTTCCATTGCTTCCACAATCCTTTGGTTTTCTGCACTATCGTGCAACGGTGCATGCGGGCCTCCGCCCATGAATGCACCAATCATTTGTCCATCTTCGCTGTCGTCAACATTGAGTAGTATAGCAGTTCTACCATCACCAATGCTCTCTATTCTGTCGAATAGATTTCTTGGCAGGCGCACTTCTCTAGTGCCCGATGCTGCTTCGTACTCCATGTCTACTGTTTGCTCATTGCTTGCTTTTATTTTTCCAATTACTACAATTTTATCCATATTCATTCCTCCTCTTCACCAAACTCAACGCCAAGTATTTCTAATATCTCAGCGTAAGACCAGTCGTGTTGGTCGAACCATTTCCTTGCTACCTTTTCTATGCGTTCTAACTTCACATATTCTTTTTGAAGCAAGCGTCGCACACTGGCATTTTCTTTGCGACATCGGTTAATTTCTGTAACCAATTTCTTTTCTTCTTTGTCCCACATTCTTTTCCATCTGTCTAGTTCATTCATACTATCCATCTCCGTTATTTCTAATCTATTTGCTCCACACTATAAACTGTTTCGTTTTAATTTTGAAAGGTATGGCATTTTACTGCCCTTTCTCCCAAGCCAAACAGTAGGGTTGTGTGCCCCCTCTTTTGTACTTACCAATTAGTATGGTAAACTCTGCATTTTGTTTCTTCAACCACTCTTTGACTTCAGCCCAAAGTGGTATGAGATTAGATCGCTCTTCTACATGAAGTGTACATTTGTATGTACCCTCTCGGTAGTGTTCCTCTTCAACTGGATGAGCGTGTACCCACCCATTATCAAAATTAACTTTCTTACCTACAGGTTTGAAAGCATCTGCATAATTCATTGTTTGATATTCACTCATTCAATCATCTCCATGTATTCTTTGTCATAACTACCATACCCATTCGCTTTCTCAACAATGTCTTTTAGTCGCTCATTTTCTTCACGCAACCGCTTGACCTCTGCGAGTAATTCTTCTGCAACATTATACACATCAATCGGATTGAACATGGTATCGTATAGTATGTGTTCGCATTTGTCTGTGTCAATCATTCAATCATCTCCTTATTCGGTAATGGTGTCCCGTAGTAGGGCCAGTTATCTCCTATCGCATCACCAAACATAGACATCACACTATCCTTTACTTCAGGATGGTGTGCATCTAATATCAGTTCCAGTGATTCGCAAACATCAATTGATAGTAGGTCTACTTCTTTCTGCAACCGCTTGACTTCTTTGACTACCCAATCTATGTAGTAGTAGTCAAGTGATTCCGGTCCCATCCATTGTTCTACAAATATATCTATGTTCATTCAATCAACTCCTTCAACTCCTTGAGGAATCCCCTTATGATAGAGGGTTGCTCCCATTTGTCAGCAATATCAATGATACCTTTACGCAACCGCTTGTACGCTTCAAGGAGAAGTGGTGCGTCTGCTATGAGCCACATGTTAATCCAACCCACATCATTTTCACCTATTCCTTCAACCAAAGCGATAGTCTCCCATGCTGAATCTTCAGGCCCATCAATTACCCACTTCTTTCCAGTGGTGGAACACACCAAAGTGTCCCACGGCCCCGGTGTGTGTCCTTCGTATTTGTCTGTGTCAATCATCTAAACCAATCTCCTTTCTTATCTCTTGCCACATATCGTGGTGGTGTTCCATCATGTAGTTGTCTATGTCCAAAAACCAACCACGCACTGTATCATGTTCTTTCTTCCACCGCTTGAATCCTGCGAGCAGTAGTGGTGCGTCTGCTATGAGTTGTGCGTCTGCTGGTTTTGGATGCACATTGTTTCCATCCTCTCCAAACAACATAACACCAATGAGTGTTTTGTGTCTCGCCCCTTCATACCATCTCCATTCTCCTTCTGTATGCCCTTCGTATTTGTCTGTGTCAATCATTCTCTCACTTCCTCAATGTAATGTGCTTCACGCCATTCTTCATCGTGTGAATCATAGTGAGCCTTTGCTTCTTCGTAGGTAGCAAATGGCCCATCTGATTCTCCACTCTTTATGTGTGTTACCATGTATTCGTATTTGTCTTTGTCAATCATTCTTCTTCACCCCACCAATCCCAATTCAATTCCTTCATAGCGAGTTCTTCATACCTCTTTATCCAACCTGTATTCTTTTTATCAAAGCCCCAAAAGAACATCTCTCGTTCTTCGTGGTTTGAGTTCTGTATCAAGTCCCATACTTTTGCTATCACACCACGCAACCGCTTGACTTCTGCTAAGAGAAGTGGTGCGTCTGCTATGAGTTGTGCATTTACATCTTCGGGATTGCCATGCTCATTAGTATGAAGTGGTGCATTACCATCCATCTTAGCAAGCCTTACATCACCTGCATAAATGAATAACTCGTAAGCGTATTCTTCACTAAGAGTCCAAGGCCCTTCTGTATGTCCTTCGTATTTGTCTGTGTCAATCATTCTACCACATCCTCACTGTACCATCATCATCGGTACTCATGTTGTGCCAGCCGTTCTCTAGCATAGTCATGCTAATCTCACGCTGCCTCTCTGCTGCTGCCTTTCTCTCAGCCTTGCCTTCTTTAGAATTGTAATGCGCCCAGTGTTCCTCCTCGACACGAGCCGCAGTTGTCTGATTGACTTTGACTTTGGGTGCGTTGAAGAACTCCTTGTCAAGATCGACCACCTTGACTGTCACTGTGCGAACCCACTCATCGCCAGTCCTGCGATTGTAGCCTGAGTTCTTGTATGTGAAGCCGCTGGAGGGGAAGGTAGTCTTGATGCGATTAACAAACTCATCTCTCCATTCCACCATTTCATCAAGGCGAGCATGGCAATCTTTCATGCCTTGCATGTCACGCCAGTCCCAATAACCATTTGTAGTGAAGAGGGGTAATTGTAATGGTGTTAAGCCGTAGCAGTGTGCTATGTTTCTCAACTGATTATTCTTCTGATAATTCTTAGTTAGGGTTTCATAGAGCATACATGCAAAGGCATACTTCGGCTCGACTTGATATTCGTCACCGCAAATATTCCAATGGTCTGCTTCTTCTTCCCAAAGCCCATCTACTTCTCTAAGCAGTATGTCCCTAAGTTCCATACCCAATGCCTCTACATCATTGAATATCGTCATGCCGTCATTACTTTCTACTGTGTATATTTTGTTGCTCATATTAATCTCCCCTCAATTGTAAACTCCCAGTCATTAACAAGGGCTTGCTCTTCGATTGCTTCATCTGTGTAATGATACTCACACCAATCGTGAAGTCGCTTAAAGAGTTCTACGATGTCATTGTTTCTGATGCATTCAATCACATCATGGTCGCAAAATACTCCAGTCAGCGGGCATGATACTTCATCCAACTCGGCCAACGCTTCTTCGTTGTAATTTTTGAAATAAATGAACCCGCCTCTGTCCGGCGTTTGACTTATGGAATAATGTAGTTGCCCTCCAATAGTTTCCCTCAGTTTTACTAAAGAATTGATTAAGTCATTTACTTCATGCTGACCTAAATCGTGCATGTTATCTCTAACCCAACCAAAGCACCTATCTTTGTCAGGGTGTTCATCTATTTTGTATACTCTGTATGTTATCTCTCTCATATTAATCTCTCTCCGTTTGTGTCTACTCTACTGATGTTTGGGGCACCCGGCATTCCCAAGAATGCCCTGTCAATCACCAACACGATTGAAGGGAACACTGCTGGTTTGTTCTCACCGTCACCTTTGTCAAAGCACATGCGCCCCTTGACAAATATCATCTCTGAACAGTAAGGCCAAGCCCAGTCATGGAACCACTTGACATCAGTTGTCGATCGCAGGAGCATGACTACTCCCATACAGTTACCAGCCTGAACTTCTTCGACTGCTTTCTGCACCCATTTGCCAACACCATGTCCGTAAGGTGGGTTGCACCAAACGATGTTTTGCTTAGTTATGATGTTGTCAGGCATAGTCCAACTCCTGCTCAATGCATCATCACTCTTTGTGAAGTAATGCTTACACTTGTGATTCAAGTTAGATGCAGCCGCATCCAGTGTGAACGGGCCGAACCTCTTGTTCATGTTGTCAAAGAATTGTTGGGGTGTACCCCACTCAACTGTTTCTGATTTGTTATAGTATGCGTTGCTCATTTCAATCACCGTCAAAGTCATGTCCCTGCACTGTCCCATACACAGTCAATGTGTGCCCCTTACCACATACAGCACATTCACCAGTGAAACACCATTCCACATTTCCGTCACTAGCACTCATTGGGCTGTCATGTAAATCGACTTCAATTAGCACCGATTCATTCCCGCAGTCCCTTTCTTCATTTGTACATTCGCCAAAGTAATTACCATTCATTCAATCACGCTCCCATATTTTTACAATCTCTTTGATGTACATTCCCGCAGGACTTCTATCCGCAGGGTATTGTGCAGCATCTGCGAGTACAAATCCTATGTCTTGCAGTTTGTTCTGTGCGTCAATGTAATCTCTTTGCAACTGTCTGTATGCCTCTTGTAATGTTTCCATATTCATTCTATCAACTCCAATACTATCTCCATCTGTCCGTCTTTCTCTGTCATTACTAGCATCTCTGCCACTCCGTGTATTGTTTCTATCATTCTTCTTCGCCTCCTTTGATAATCTCATATCGAAAACCTCCCCATGCGCCCTTATCTTTGACCTTAATCCAATTAGGTTTATACTCTTCAGCAAACCAACGCTTGCCTGTAATCGTTCCGAATGGTGTCTTGACAGGTCGTGTAGTACTATTGAGTCGAGCCTTCTTACCTTGCGTTTTCAACATCTCAACATCTTGTTCAGCGAATCCTTTAGTTTCCCATTCACTGTATGCTCTTATCCAACAGCCACTCATTCTTCTTCGCCTCCTAGTTTCAACTTAGTCCAATCTACGCCATCAAGCGCACCTTTCTTGTGTTTTATTCTGAATCGCTTGTCAGGATTTAGTGCGTAGTAAATATCCAATTCGCCACCCGACATACAACCCATTCGTTTTGTTATAATTGTAATCTTCATTCTAAATCACTCCTGTAACATTCTTCTGTACAGTATGGCATAACTGTACCACGCCAAGGTTTCCACATTATGTATTTCGATTTGTCATAGCCTTTACAGCCCATGCACTGTATCAAGTCTTGACGCATCGCCCATTTACTAATTGTATCAGTCATTCTAAATCACTCCAGTATTCTTTGCACTCAGGGTTGATGTCACAACCCCAACCGTTTCTTCCTAACTTCTGCGCTGCCGCTATCGTGGACCCGGAGCCAGCGAAGCAATCGCCAACCCAGTCGTGGTCGTCAGTGGTGTGGAGAATCAATCTCTCCAGCAACTTGTAAGGAATCTGATTTACATAGCCACGATAGTCCTTGCTGACATTCTTACACATGTTGATTTCCCACCAGTCATAGTGGACTACACCCTTGTGTCCGTCAGCAATACGCTGCTTGATGCGCTTGTCGTTTGGATTACGGTACGGTTGAACCGTTGCCAAGTGATTGAACTTGGGCTTCTGTCCACGCTTCTTGAACCATAGGATGGCCCTGCTTGCCCTTGTGAACTTGGACTTGCTGTGTCCGATGTTGGATGGGTACACCCATGTAATCCATTGATGTAGTTCCAAACCTGTGTGGTTCCGAATGTCACCCTCTATCATATCAACTAGTCGTGAGATAATCTCAGGATAGTGTATGATAAACAGTGAACCATCAAATCGTAGTGACTTGGCACAGGCATGTATGATGTCCACCAATTCTGACGCATACACATCAGGCTTCTTGTTGTCTTTGAAATCCGATTCGTAATCGAACCCAATGTTGTAAGGCGGATCGAGAATCCATGTGTTCATCACCAATCCATCTTCTTCTATACACGCTTTCGCATCTCCTATTCTCATTATGTTCATTCTAAATCCTCTCCAGTTTGTCCTCTATCACTCTTATTCTGTGCTCTATTTGCCATCGTGCTTCCTCCATTTCCATCGCTACATGATGAGGTATGTCTACACCATGAGGCCAGTCTATGGCCGTGTACTCATCAATTGCATTTTCGATGTGCTCCAACGCTTGTTTCAAGTCATTCAATTCAATCTCTATCTGTTTCAGTTTGCCCATTTTCTTCCCTCCATTCTTCTTCGTCATCAGGTGAGTGGTTACACATGTCGTTATCTGTGTTGAACTTACCGCAGAAGCACAGGTAGCCTACTTCCAGTATCTCCAAGATGTGTGCGTAACCCTGCATAATCCACTCGATGTTACTACCGTGCATACCTGCATGGTAACCTGTTCGGTGTCTATCAAGACAGATGGCTTCGATTTCTTTTATCGCTTCATTCAACCCTTTGATACTAATTGGTATGTCCGTCATTCTTCTTCATCTCCTAAGTTAAGTGGCGGCAACTCACCCGATACAAGTCCACCATGCGACTCAATCATATCCATGAGTTCTGTCGCAGGTAAGTACGCAAGTGGTTCTTGGGTCAAGTAACATTTGTGCTTTGTGTAAAACCAAGCCTCAACTGCCTTGTAAGACTTAGCGTTGTTCACTCTTGGTACACAATAGACAAACTCGTTTGCTTGTACACTGACCCAAGTACCATCCCCTAGTTCACACTGTCTCTTTTCTGTCAATTCTCTTTGTTTCTTAAACTCATTATATCCTCTCATCATGTTCATTCCCCAATATTCATGTTTTGTATGATAATTTCTAACAAGTGTATAATTCTGCATAATTTCTCATCAGTATTCATTTCACTTGCATTCCATGTAGTATATCCCCACGCTTCTTCAAATCCACTCATTCCTATTCCTCCTTCTTGTACCAAATTGTTTCGTGACCGCCTATGATGACGACTGAAATATCCTCAAGGTCTATATCCATTTCATTCACCAAATGTGAAACATTTGTTTCAGGGTCACTCGATGCAAACATCACATAGTCCTTGTAAGGTGGGTCAATCTTATCTCTTGCTTCCCACAATATAGTTTCACAGATGTAGTAGTCCTCCATTACATCACAATCTCCGTTTTCGTAAATGTATTTTTCATCTTCTTCATAACTCATTCAAAGCCACCTCTGATTGATCGCGTAGCCATCGCCATAGAGGACATAGGATAAGTTGTAGATAAGGTCAAAGCCCATATCCATACCACACCCCACTCTCTTGATACCATCATATCTATCACTGACTTTAGAACCCAGTGCCTTTGCTACAAGGTGAGTGTAGTTGAGAGGGTAGTTGTTTTTGATGTAACGCACCCCTATGTGTCTTGTCATGCCTGACTTAGACACATGTCTTAGGTCAGTCCACAGCACATCGCCTTCTTTGATTGCTTCTTTCAGTTTCTCTATTGCTTCTTCTCTGTTCATCTCATTCATCTCCTAATACTCTTGCTTTCGTTATGTCTTTGTTACCTAAACACCATTCACCCATGACAATGACTCCTTCAAGTCCCTTGTAATTTCTCATGTGATACAGGCGAGCCTTTTTCGGACAATTCATCATAGCCGTGTAGTGTTTGTTCTGCCTCTTTTGGGCTTCTTCGATTATGGCCTCTATCTCTGCGTCACTGCGATCGTAGGTGCGGCTCATTCTTCTTCGCCACCTATCGGTACGCCAGCCTCTTCTAACTTCTCAACTACCCAGTCACCGTTTCTTGGCTGCTCTGCAATCGCCTCTAGTGTGTGCTTCAGTGCTCCAGTAATTTGCATGAGGTGTTCGTAACTTTCTCTCAACTCTCTCAAGTGCTTTGCCATTTTTCGTATGTTTGCCATGTTCATTCCAACCCGTCTGCTTTAATTTCTAAGTCCACATGATGCAACTTCTTGCCTCTGTATTGCTGTACATGTGTTTTTCTTTTGCTAATTGATGAATTGAAAACGGTCATTTTGTACACATTTCCATTCTTCACAAACACATGCATTTTCCCAAAACGACTTGGGTTAATTACATTCATTCCTTCTTCTAATTCCATTACTTTCATATTCATTCCTCCTCGTTTGGGTTCTCATCTGATAGACTGAACCTGTTTGTTTCTTCATCGTAAATCAGATACTTGTCACCGTAAAACTTCTCGTTGTGCCAAAAGTCAAAGTCATGAGTAATCGAATCAATCATCTCATGCATGTAGTAGTCTCTATCCTCATCTTCTGACAACAATGTACCAATCAACATTCTTACATTTTCTCTTCGTGACTGTAAGTCATTCCAAGATGTTTGATGGTAGTATGTACCCAGTGTTTTTGTACGAGTCCTACTGAGCAAATTGCCCATTACTTGTGCGCACATTTTGTGAAGGAACTCCTCTTTCGATTCGTTACTCACATTACAAGACCAATCTGCATCAGCCATGCGCTGTACGAAATCAAGCGTTATGATTTCTTTCACAGGCTCTTGGTCGTTGAAGATTTCAAGTCCTTCAAGTGCCACTGTGAATCGATCGTGTGCTTCTTGTACAGAGAGGTTTGTGCCTCTGTACCCACATTTTCCACCAATTTTACCAACACCAGTTACCATTGCCAGTACACCCATACCGAATGAGTTGGTTAATTCTATCTCGTCTTTAGTAAAGCCCTTTTTTGTTCCATTTTCTATTCCTACTCTCAATGCCATGTTCATTCCTCCTTCTTTATCTTTTCAATTTCTTTTCTAAACCAGCCATCAGGTGCTACCATACCCAAGTCGTCTAACCAAAGTATGATGTCTCTGTCCAATGAGAACACACCATCGTAGTCGTTGATGAATCCATCATCACCAAACCACATGCCACCTTCACCGTAGTAACTTTCGCCACCGGATTCAGTGTCGTATATCTCAAAGCCACCACGCTGTCTATCAGCGCAAGCCCATGCTGTTATCTTCATCGTTCTTTTCTCAGGTTGACTCCCGCCAAACGAGTTCTCCCATCTTACCCAACTGTCTCTTTCCATGTCTAATCTTTCTATCATTATTCTTCCTCTCCTTGTTGTCTTATTTTTTTGTTGCAACACATCCAACAAATGCGGAGTGTTGGCCTATCTCTCATTTCCAAAATCCAACCTCGGTGCATGTTGCCTTCCTTGCCACAGTCCTCGCATGTTACACCTAGCGTTGGTGTCGATTTTATACATCCATTCAGTCCCATTTTCACTCTTCCTCCTTGTAGTTTTCTTCGTAGTCTGTCATCTGTCGTAGTTCATACTCTAGTGTCGATACGCTGTCCAGTATAGACTGAATCATGTTCTTCTTCGCTCTCCATTCTTTACCACCATTCTTGCTGTAAGAATAGCCATCGAACATGTTTTCGTGCCTTTCAGCATTCCAATCATCTTCTATACTTTCTAAGCAATCAAGCCAATCGCTGTATGTGTTCTCCCATCTACAATAACTCATGTTCGCCATATTCATTCCTCCTCAATCTCAAAACCGTAAGCATCAATGTGCTCACTGTTACTATTGTAATATTCCTTCGTCAGTACAAGGACTTCCATGTACGGCATAGTACCTGCTCTGATAGCGTCACGACATTGGTCGTAGTCATTTGCACCATTAGCCTTGATAATTACATTCCTCATTTCAATACCGTAGTTGTCTTGTCCACGCCATCCAATGCTATCCCTGATGCATATAGGCATGTTGGGATTGTATGTTACAAGTGCTGCAACTAAGTTCTTCACTTTCATTCCATGCCAATTATCCCACTCTTTAGGGTCATTGGTTTTGATGTTGTTCCATTGGTTTATTTCTCTTAATGTCCACTCGTGATACGGTGGTGTCCATTCTTCTTGTTCGTTTGTCATTCTTCATTCCTCCAGTTCGTATTCTTTGATTACTCTGTAATCCACAATGTCTACAATGTCTGTATCTTCTGCTTTGCACACAGCATCCCAAGCATCCTTACCTTGTATGCGGTATATGTGCGTAATCTCTATCTCGTATTCTTTCTCTGTCATGTTCAGTTCCTCCTGTAAATGTAGTAGCATGTTTCTTCAGTCTTGTAGCACAGTCCCTCACGCACCACTGATAGGTAGCGTACTTCATGCTCTTTGTGGTCGTAGCCAGCAAGGAAATGTCCTCGCCCATCCATACGCACTGCTTCTTCAACAAAGTAGTCGAAGTCTTTTATCATGGCCGTGATTGCCTCGTTTGCATCCTCGCACAATGACTCTTGCACTATCTTGAGTGTACCACTGTCTACGCCTGTGTGTGCAAATAGGAAGGATGGGTTGAATGCCCATACCATTTCCTCTATTTCTTCACGCACTGCTTCGTCAGCCTGTTCGTCTGTGAGAACCAAGTAGTCCTCGCTGTAAATGTATGACTCGGCTTCACTTACGCACACACCTAAGTGTGATGCAAGAAGTATGGCTTGGTCGGAGTAGTCCTCCTTGTAGTTATTCCAGTGTGTTTCCATTAGGTCTAGTTCGTTTATCATGTTCATTCCTCCTTACTTTGTAGCATTTCTAATAGGAATTGCATATATTCTTCGACTGACATATTTGCCAACAGTATCAAAGATTCGCCAACAAACTCAACCCAAGGGTTGCTGTCATCACCAGTGTGATTGCCACCCATGTAACCTGCTTCTTCCCACATTCTGTCTATTACTTCCATCGCTAATTTTGGTGCGTGTATTATTCTCATTCTTCTTCATCTCCTTCGTGATAGTACGCCTTGATCGCATCCACATTGTCAAGGAAATTGACCTGTCGCTCAATCTCGATTGTCATTCTGTCAATGTGCCCCCAAACTTTGTAATCCACTTTAATGTCCTCTTTGAGTCTCATTTCGCACTCGTAGAAGTCAATCATGTCCTGTCGGTCATGGAATTGTAAAGTGGTAGTGCGTTCAATTGTACCATTATTGCAAGCAATTGTGCTATACTTCTCAGTCACAGTGCAAACCTCTCGCATGTGCTCTAATACTTCTTCTTCATCCCAACCCATACCGAAGTTATGGTCGTATTCTGTCCCTATCCATAGTTGTCTGTCTAGTTCGTTTCTTTCTGCTGTTGTCATCTTCATTTGTTCATCTCCTCGTTTGTTTGTTGCTTACTGCTAGGTAACACTATGGTTACCAATTCACTGTTAGGTGTGTCGTGATGTTTCAACTCATCCTCTGAAATGTCGTATTCAGGCCAACTGTAACCATCCTCTTCAAAGCACACAATGCGAAACACATACTGTGTGACTCCGGTCAAATCTGCCATAACATGTGCGGCTGTAATCGTCTTTTCTTCTGTACTTCTCATTCCCAATCACCTTCCATGAATGCTCGTGCTTGCTTTTGCTTCAAGCGCATTGACTCCATCGTGTTCTGCATTTCTGTCCACAACAGGTAGTCTTGCATTTGTTCCAATAACACAAACACACCTTTGTCATTCTCATCGAATCCTTCTTCAAAGAAGTAGTCGATTCTTTCCAGTATTCCGTAGCACAGTGTGCCGTCACCTTGTCTTTTGTATTTCATTCAATCAACTCCACATCTTTGCAATTTACATATCCCGAATAACCATTATAGTCATTATATTTGGTGTTCTTTTCCCAAATGAAATAGGCCGGTGTCAATGAACATACATAGGTCTTAACTCCATCAGTAAACCACTTCTTGCGGGAACCACTTGGGTTATGTGACAAGTGTTCGATATTAACATAGCACTTCATTCAATCCACTCCTCGTATATCCATTCGTCTGTCTCTATTCTAATCTTCAATTCACTCATTTAAACTCCTCCTCAAGTGCTAGTGCATGTTCAGTACCAAACATCTCATCGTATCTGTTTGCTATCTCATGTACTAGGTTGTAATCTTGCTCGCCTTCTCTGATTGCATCGACTAGCATTTCGTGTAGTCGTGGTATGTAACCTATCATCCATGTCATCGTATCAATTAGTTTACTCATATTCATTCATCTCCCTATCTGTCCTTGTAGTGCGAAGCCTAGTGCCCCGTATCGCTCACCTGTTTCTCTGTTGACCTGTGATTTGTGAACGGTCAAGACATTGATTTGTTTCACGCCTTCCCAAACATAATCCCATATGACATTGGTTTCCCCATTATCCTTCAGGATCGCGTCTGCGGCTATTCTGCTTACGATGATGAAGATTTCTTGGGTCTTGCCAATCGTGAGTTGAAGTGATTCATTTATCACGATTGGGTCGGTGACTTGTATCGACCACACGGGGATTCTCGTTTCCGAGTTACCTAGTGTGCACCATATCTCCTCTTCCATCTTTGCTCTCACGACCAAGCCATCAGGCTTGATGCTCTTTACTTTCTTCAATTCCTTATCGCATATGTCTATGCTGTGCGGTGTCAAATTATACACTTTTCGTACCATTTTCATTCCTCCTCGTATTCTCTACCCAATGTCAGCATGACAGTTACATTCGTTGCTGCATTGTGTATTAGAATCATATTTTCATCATCCATAGCAACATGCCAATGGGCGAAACTTTTGTGTATTTTAGCCCAAGGAATGATTTCAAATGAATAGTAGTGCTTTACCTCAGTCATTACAACATGATTTTCTCTTGCGTAACTCTTGAGCATGTCAGAAGTTGTACCTCCTTCGCCTCTTAATTTTATCCAATGTGTTGACATATTTATTCGCCTCAAATCTGTGTCAGTACATAGTTGGTGTGCTCATTCTCTGCTGCAACCATGTCTGCAACATCAATGCTCTCCCAATCGGACTCCAAGTAGATTTGCACATTCGGGTATCTCGCCTGTATGCTATCTAGTTTGGATTTCTTGTCCTTCTCAGTATCAGGTGACACTTTGCCATTCTTCGCTCGTATAATCATATCTCTCTTGCCTGTTGTCAATGTTGGTATCATCGTTTTCATCTCCGTTTGTTTCTCGTATTCTTCTTCGTTTAGTCGTATCAACCCGTCCTCGTCCATGTAGTACAGGTCCGGGTGTCTGCTCAAGTTGTATTCCATTTCTGCGCTGTTCATTCTTCTTCATCTCCGTATAACTCAAATATTGCATCCTCCAATCGCCATTCTAGCACTGCGATTTTCTCATCGTATTCGTACCATAATATGCCAAGTTCTTTCCAATCGGGTAACTCTATTTTTTTCGTCATTCTTCATCTTTCCTCATATTCTTCATCCAAATGCTCAATCGAACCATGACCCTGTAACTTTTTGATTTGTTTGTAGTCGAGTTTGAACAAGGACATGGGCTCAGGTGGTACACGATGGACCCACCATTCTGAACCATCGTATTCATCTCGCTCAAGCCAAGTGCCATCACGGAACAGGATTATCAAGTCCGTCGCTACCTCCACCCCGCCAAAACCACTGTCGTAGTGAAAGTCAGCGAGTTCTTTGAACTCATCCCATGTGCATTCGTATTCACCGTCATAGGAACCTATTCGTGATATGTCGGATGGCTTCTTGTCTATGTGCTCCATCACCTGTACCGTTTCTGCATACAGGGTTTGGTTAGCCATTTTTTCAATCGTCATCTCAAGAACCCCCAGCATCCATCGCATGGATTGTCTGCCGTGCATTGGTTCTCTTCCATCTTGCATACCCATGGAAGTTCAGGCAATAGGCCCGACTCCCACATCTCAAACTCTTCATTCGTCATTCTGTGTATTTGCATTGTTCTCATCTCTTGCGTATTTGGTTTCCCTTGTGAAAGACGAGTCGAGAGGCTTGCCCAATCGACCCGTCTTTCTTACTCTCACTGTGATTCGCTTCATGCGATCGCCTGCGCATCAGAGTTTTCTGACATGTCGCAGCCTACGCCACTGAGTCTTGCTCATGCCGTACTTGCGGCAGTTCGCTAAGAATCGCTTTTTCTCTTCTTCAAGCATACCTGAGTACACTACTGGTCTTTTCGGTACGCCTCTTGGGTTGTCTCTTGTTCCTGATTTTCCACCTGTCATTCATCTCATCTCCTGTTCAAATGCCCGCTAACTGTACTGCCCTTGCATCAGGGTGCTCAGTGCGAATCAAATTACCTGCATCGTCACGCTGCTTGGACATGTATTCGTAAACTTGATGCCTGTATGCTTTAGCAGCAGCGCAATTGTGAACACGCTTACCTGAAGCATCTCTCTCCATTATCTTGTCATGCTTCGCCTTGCTGCCATCAAACTCCGCCTTTGTCATCTTGCCTGTAGTCGTTGTCACAACTCTTGTGCCCTTAGATGGTTTCCAGTTGCCCTTGTAAGCACCTGAACCCTTCTTGCGTCGTGCTTCTCGGTTTCTTCGTGCAATTTCCTTCTGCTTTCTCTTTGCTGCTATTTCCGCTATTGCTTCAATGCGCTCTGATTCCGTGTCCCAGCCAAGTTCGCCTTCTGTTGCAGTTACATTCGTATCGAATGTGTCTGCCATAGCACCGTGTAAAAGTACACCTGCGGTCACCTCTACTTCTTGTCCGTTCACAGTCGCATTCATTAGTATATCTCCTAATGTCATACTCATTATATTCATCTCTCTTTGCTTATCTCGCCCTTCAGTGGGCGGGAATGTGATATGTGCTCACGCTTTTGCGCATGTGCACTTGTGCTGTATCGTGTTGTGCGTACTTTGGTGCACAACTGATTCCTTCCCAGCAGGTACGCAGGTAGAGTACCAAGTACTCGCACCGCAACCGCCCGGACAATATGCTTTTTTCCTGTTGTCCATTTGTTTCATCTCCTGTGTTTGTGTGAATGTGATTATTCGCAGGCTCGCAATATGCGCATAGCAATGTCGTGCTTAGTACCTGATTTTGCTATGCCGCAATCTTCAGCGAGTTTTGCCAAATCTGCTTTCTTCTGCCTTATGAAGTAAGCATAGTCCATGTAGTCGTCATAGTACATAGACTCCTGTACTCGCCACTTTGCTTCATGTATCTTGTTGCGCCTTTCGTTAAGGCTTTCTGCCTGTAACTCTGCGCATTCTCGGATAAGATGAGTACCGGCACATGTAATGCCCCGTTCCTCAAACCTTACCACAATGTATGTTGTGTCTCCTGTCCTCATGTGTTTTCCTCCGTGGGAATGTGATATGTGATTTAGATTCCGAAGTATTCTTCGATTGATGTGTTGTTCACATCTGCCATTTCTCGCCAAAGTGCTTTCTGCTCTTCAGTCCAATCTTTATGTGGTATCGCCCCCAAGTATCGCATAATTGCATTGGTTAGCATTTTGCGCTGATACTCGGTGTGCTTCCAAACTTGTTCTATACTCATGCTCATGTTTGTTTCCTCCAAGGGAATGTGATGTATGCGATCGTGTGCGCATAAGGAATGGGGGGTCGTGCTACTAACAACATGCAGCCTCTCTACATGCACTGAGTGTTCACACGACCCGTGAACACCGGCGTTTATGTCGCCGGAAGGAATAGGTGCCGGTCTTTCCCGACTGTCAGCCCCCGAAGAGGTCTTGGGTTCTCTGTCGATTTTCGTGGCGGTATCTCTACGAGCGTACAGCGAATTGCTTCGCTCTCCCACTAGGCTCTACGCCCTCCGTACATCTGCATTGAATAGGCTAAACGCTGTACTGCGTACATCGTGTACATGGAATACATCGTGTCCACTAGTCGTGTATTCGTAGTTTCATGTACAGTACATACACTATACCCCTTACAGAAATAAGAGATATATTATCTATGGGTAGTGTGTATATGTATTCGTAAGCACTACGGTTTCGATTACATGACTAGTGTACATGTTGTATTTCATGTATTCGTAACGAGCCGCTGACTCGCAGTACAACGGTTCGTGAATAGGTGAAGGTGACTTGAGCCGTGCGGTACTAACGCATTAATCTCCTCGCACGATGTTGGGATGACAAGAAGTGAATGTGGTGCGGGATGTCAATACCCACACGGCTCGCTGAATAGAATGCGCTTTTTTTCAGCGCTCTTTGCATCTAACTCCGCCGCATTTGCAGCGTGTGTTCCTTTGTTTTGTGCAAACTGGCCCGCAAGGTGGTTGGTTGTCCGGCCTTGTTCGGCTTATGCCAAATATGTTGTTCGCCATATTCTGCGAGGGCTGCCGCTACATTTGCGTATAGGGGCAGCCGCTACAGATGGTCGCACACGATCGCGTGTGCTGGGCCGGTATAGTCCGGTAACTCCGTTTGGTTAAGCGGCGGGTACCACGCTCGTTTTATTTTGACAGGTGTCCCTTCTCACCTCGTAATCAGCACGGCTTGCAACATTGTTGACCTACCGGCTGGGGGGCCGCTTTGTGTAGCGGTGGTTCTAGGTGCGCCTACGGCGTCTTGGCTTAGACTCAGGCAATGATGCCCTTGCGCTTTAGACGAGCGAGGTCGTCAGAGTCACGCTTGGACATCTCCGTAGCACCGGCTACGGTTACCTTGGTTGCGCCAGCCTTTGCCTTAGCGGTGTGCGGTGCGAAGTCAGTCGTCATGCCGTACTTCTCCATCGCATCGTTCACGGTGGTTAGCCACGGGATGAGTCCTGCGATTTTTGCCTCTCGCAGTTTCACCTTGCTTAGGTATTTGAAGCCAGCAGGTGCGTACTTGTCGCTCTTCTGCTTCTTCGCTTTGGCTGGTGCTGTCTTAGCCGCTGGCTTGGTAGCCGTAGGCTGCGCTTCGTGGTTCGAGGACTCTGCTTTCGGGTGAACCGTGGTTCCGCAAGGTAGCGTTACTTCGTACCCTGCGACCAGCATGTTCAACTGCATAGCAGTTAGTCCTGTTGGGGTTGTTGTTTCTGTGTCCGACATAATGTCATCTCCTCGATGCAACCCTCACAGGCAAGCGGGGTACCTACCCTGCTCTATGAACAGGGGCAGGTGTGCGAGCCGTGAAGGCCAGCACCGATAGACAATAAAACATACCCCCCCTTATAAACCCCCTCGACTTTTCACCGGAGGAATGGGACTTTTCACCCAACTTTTCCCCTTCTAACCCCATACGGCGCTTGAAAAAAAATTACAAAAAAATCGTTTTTAGTATACCAAAACCAGCGCTAAGTTTTTGTTGGCATTGGCACTGGCTTGTTCTATGAGTCCATTTGATTTAGCGTGGACTTTGCTCAAGGAAGATCCAAGTTACCGTGAGTTTTTACAACGAGAGGCGGCTACTGAAAAGCGACTTAAAGATATGGAGGAAGGTAATGCACCAAGGCCATTTGCTGAGTTTGAGTATGATGAACTGGCTTCAATTGGCTTTAACAAGCCTTTTTTGCAAACTCCCGAACAAAAGCAGGCGTTGACTGATGAAATGAGATTGAGAACACCTGATGCTGAACAACAGATGCTATCTCAGCAACCTTTTGATATGGACTTCCAAGAAAAATTGGCTAGCGAACCTTTTGACTTAGCGTGGGCGATAGTATACCAAAACTCCCGCTAACTATTTGTGTCTTGAGTGGTTCGGGTTAGACAATGCGCCCTTTCGATCAGGCTTGGCGGCTTTTGAAAAATTATACTAAGCCTTCTCCTGTAAGGTTACCTGAACTTGGAGAAACTGATGTAGAAAGAAACCCACCAATAAGCCAACATTTGATAGATGATGATAATAATGAACAGTTGTTCCATTATCGAATGGGACAAGATACAGTGGATCCATTAGATTCTGATAAAAAGCATGACTTTGATAATCAGCGATTGAGATTATTACTTGCAAATATGTTTACTAGCCAACCTCCTTATGATCGCCAAGTAAATCCACCCACCCTCGATACTGGTATGGAGGAATTGACCCGTGAAGATGTTGAACAATACTATTCAGGCGATAGGCAACAACCGATGTGATATTTATGCAACCTTTCGATCATGCTTGGAAAATACTGAAAGAAGATGTAAAGTGCCCTCATTGTGGCAACCCTAGTCAAATAGATCCTGCTACTGGTAGTCCCGAAGAGTGCATTAGTTGTTACAATCAAAAGTGGAGTCCGATGATGAATCCTGCAACTGCGTTTAGAGGTGAGTAATTATGCAACCTTTCGATCATGCTTGGCGACTCTTGAAGAGTTATACTTCGGAGCCTGCTCGCACTCTCGACGACACTGATAGACATGTAAGGTTGCATCGAGTTGCTGGTAAGAGAAACTTAGGTTTACCTTTGTCATTAACAAGGGAGGATCTTAACGATAGACAACCAAGGCCCCTTCCTTTCCCTGAAGATCATCCCGGCCTTGCTGAATACTATGCTCCCACCAAGGAAGAAATAGAACAGATGCAAGCAGAAGAGGACAGATGGCACCGAGAAGAGATGAGTCGTAAGTACTATGATGATTTAGAACGCCGTATAGACGCAGGTGAAGTTACCCCAACTGACATTTTCGATGAAGGTGGAAACGCCGCAGCGGGCGAAGGCTACATGAGTGGCGGTAGACAATACTAAGGTGATACCCATGCGACCATTTGAGCAGGCTTGGACTCTTTTGAAAGAAATGACTTTGCTAGAGCAGTCTATGCAAAACTCTCCTGAGTTATATGTTGGTGGCAACACTAGGCCAACTGAAGTAGGTATGGATTACAAGTACGGTATACCTGCGCCTTTCAACTCAGCGAGTTTGGCGGTGCTTAATTTACCCAAAGGTACTCCCGGTCGACAACACACTCTTAATCAATTAAACGCAAAGAATGATGAGTACGAGAGGAGACTTGCTGCTGCCTATGCCTACCAGCGAGATTACGGTTTGCCTCCTAGAAACCCCTCATTAAACCTACCTATGGACGACTATGATGGTGAGGTAATTTGGGAAGAGTGATACCCATGCAACCTTTCGACGCAGCGTGGACTTTTCTGAAGGAAGAAAAGGAGATTTACAATCCTTTTACTCCTGACCCTGAAAGACAGGCAGCGAAGGTGGCACGAGAAAAGGCTCAGGCAGATCGGACTGCTTATCTGCAGACAGAAGAAGCCAAAACCGCTCAAGCGATGGAAGCAATTAAGCGCAGACAAGAGGAACTAGGAATTGAATGACGCTTCCTGACCCCGTTGAACTGACAGGCCTGCCCCTTTGGTTATTATGCGTCATACTGGGTTTGGTTTCATTTTTTGTGACACTATTTTGGCCGAGAGAAGAGCCTCCGATAATTGTTGACTTAGGGGCATTTGAACAGTAAAACTTAACTTCTGAACATCCTTGGGAGTCAACATGACACGCTGCACCCTGTTAGACGAGTGGTTCGACCACCAGTCATCGAGGTTAGATCGTGTAGAAGCAGAAACAGGTATTGAGTTCGTTACTGGTGAAAAGTTGACCGTCAATTGGCTTAAAGCCTTGAAAGCCCTGTTTTTCCTGAAGTGATAGACATGGGTGGGGCTGATGAAGAAGATTTCAATTTACGAAGTCGGCCCTCGTGATGGATTGCAGACAATCAAGAAGGTCGTACCTACCCGGATGAAGCGGGCGTTAATCGATGCACTTAGGAGCGCAGGCTTGCGTTCTATAGAAACTGTGAGTTTTGCTCACCCGCTTTATGTTCCTCAGATGGCAGATGCTGAGAGGGTTTTCGATGGGCAGGGGGCTGCGCTCGTTATGAATCAGCGTGGAATGGACCGTGCGATTAAGTCAGGGGTTACTTACTTCAACATTGTATTCTCTCCGAGTGAGGAGTTTAACAGGCGTAACCTTGGTTGTGAACTGAATGAGGCAATTGCTAGGTACGCTTTCATGCTTGAGGGTATACCGAAGGCCAATGTTCGTGTCTATATATCGTGCTACTTCGGCTGTCCTTACGAGGGTGACATTCCTATGAGCAAGCGTGTCAGAGCGATTCAGGCTGCGAAATTGTTTGGTGATACCGTGGTTTTGTCAGATACTGTTGGGGTCGGCACTGAGCACGAGGTCGAGGTTGCTGCAGGTATCTGTGAGAAGATAGGTATTCGCCCTGCGCTTCACCTTCATCACCGTGCAGATAGTGAATTGCATGCTCTTTCGTTGGTTCGCAAAGGCATTGAGTGTGGCATCAGTGAGTTTGATTCTAGTATTGCTGGCTTAGGGGGCTGTCCGTTTGTAGATGGGAGTCCCGGCAACTTGGCAACCGAGTCACTAGTCAAATGGTTGACTGCTAGGGGCTACGACTGCGGTGTGTCTATAGATGACCTTGCCAACGCCAAGCGCATTGCTTTGAAGATAGCAGAACCTTCTTTAGCCCAAACCCTGTCGGTGTAGCCATGGCGAGTCCCTTTTATGATAGTTGGGTTTTGTTAAAGCGAAGATCTGACACGGCTCATATTGAAGATGAAAGGCGACTTGAACAAAGGCCGGGGTACCCCCATAACCTTGTAAGTCAAGCGAAAAAACCTGATTTTGTAAGAAATCCTTCCGGTCCCGGCTTTTATGAAAATACTCCTAGAGCAACATTGATGACTGATGAAAGAAATGAGGCACCTAGTGAAACACAATTACAAAGTGTAAAAGAAGGAAATAAAAGATACCCATTAAACTTTGAAACTGTTAAGTTTTTTAACCAAAGTCCCGAAATCTACAGTGGTGACGATTCACGCTTTACTGTAGAAACTGGACATCCAATGGAAATAGCATTTAGATTGTTAAAGAATGATGCCATGGACTATGGCGAGATCGCTAGTGAATTACCTGAACCCACTATACAGCAGTCATTAGATGCTAACATGGATAATCCGAATAATAAATTGAAAGAAATGCTTGAACAGGCAAGAAACCAAGGCCCTGCGCCGAGTGCTAACTTAAAGCGACTCCCACCCGCTCGTCCTCCTGTTAGACCTGAACTTCTTGCTCGCCCTCCTGTTAGATCTCCTCAAACTGCATCGGAAACAGATACAAGTAACTTACCACCGGGACCAGCAGAAGTTAGACCTGTGTATAACGAGATAGGTAGAATAATAGATTGGGAAGATGCAAGGTGAGCAAATGCCTCGTAAACCAAGTCCTGCCTGCAATGCATGTGGGCACCAACCTACTAAGCGACTGTATACGAAGTATAACAGTGTGCAGCGTGGTGTTGCTTGGATGTGTAACAAGTGCCAACATATTCAGTTGGATAAGGAAACAGCCCTATATATCTGAATTGTCTCAGATTGACCGGCCCGGACACTACACCTCCGTGAAACTTCGACACTTTCTCTCATTGACGCTTTCGCTCATCGTCATGCTATCCCGGTGAAAGGGCCACCTTTATTTCCTATACTTGCGTCAGCGTTCCATGGCAGGCGATATGTTTGAGTCTGCTTGGCAGTTACTCAAGACAAAGAAGCCAGATCCTCGTCTAAAAGCAGCAGGGGTTAGCGGTTACAATAAACCTAAGCGTACTCCTAATCACCCTAAGAAATCACATGTGGTTGTAGCAAGGTCAGGTGGTAAAGTTAAGACGATTCGATTTGGTGAACAAGGTGCAGATACTGTAACTGAAGATAAGCCAACAGGTAAGCGGGCAAAGAAGCGGGCTTCGTTTAAGGCTCGTCATGCTAAGAATATCAAGCGTGGACCGATGAGTGCTGCATATTGGGCTGACAAGGTAAAGTGGTAATTTTTTCTAAGTGCGTAGGGGAATGACTTTCAAGTATGACTCTATAGACTGAGCGTGGCCGGTGACGATGTGCCAATACAACCCACCGATTGGTGGGCGAATGTTTTGACAGCAATGACGACTGTCAGTTTTGAAGATTTGAATAAATTAGAAGGGGATGCTAACAAGCATACCTCTTGGACTGATTTGGCATACCTAATGGAGGTTGCCA